TATTAATCTAATCATTTAATCTATAATTTTTTTGTTTAAGCCATGTTTTTAATTGTTCTTGACCATATGTTTGGTTGAAACTCGACACATCATGGTCTGATGGCATCAAATTTAATAAAATTTTCTTTCTTAACCTACCAGCATTTAATTTATTAAAGATTTTTACAGAATCTTCATATGCATCTGGGTCTAAAACTATAATAATAAGGTTATTAGCCTTAAAATAAAGTTCGGAAAATAATTTATCATAAAGTTTTTTACCGAGTAATGGAATGCTATTAGGAATTACTATGTGGTCAAAGGCACCCTCAACCAGAAATATAGCTTTATCCCAATTAATTAAATTCTCATTAAAAATTATCTCGGTTTTATCTACCTCAGGATTGAGGTATTTGTATTTTTTTGTGTACTTTGAAATTGATCTTGTAACGAAATAGTTAAGATCACCTTCTTTATCAAAAGATGGTATAACAACTCGATTTTGGTATTTACCACCTAAGCAAAACCCTATTTGGTATTTTTCAATCATCTCATCCGTGATACCGCGACCATATAGATAAGAAAATGCGGGTTTAAAATCACGGTAATTTTGTTTACCAACTAACTGAAAATACTCACTTGGTAGTTTTAAAACTTCTTTTTTAGGTACAAATTCTTTAGCAGTGTAATAGTCGCCAGTGAATGTAAACTTGCCACCGATAAAGCGCCTTAAAAGCTCTCTATCCGCAAATTCTTTAAATAAATTATAAATTTTACCCTTGGTTCCATGTGTCTCGGCGCACGACCAACAATTATAGACACCCATGTCATAATTAACCTCGAGATTTCCCTTACCGTCAAATTCAACACCCTTCATAGCTGAACAACTGGGGCAATCAAAAGAAACCTGGCCTTTACTTGCATAGTGCTTCCTAGGCTCACCAAGAAATTCTTCAAGGAGTTGAATTAGTTGTTCGTGTTTTCTATCAGTGTCCAAATCGTACATTAAAGCCTATTTCAGGCAAAAATAGACAATTAATTTAAGAAAACCAAATTTACTCGAAAATATTTTTAATGTGGGCGAACGACAAACAAACAGTGTAAGCGTCACTCATATCAAAATTTTCTTTTTTTAATTGGCCTTTTTTGTCTAAAAGCCAACTAATTTTTGGTTCTCGTTTGGATACCTTTTCCCAGATAACTCGTTTTTTGTCTATTTCTTTTGGATACGCCCCGAATAAAACAATTTTACCAGTTGCACCTGGTTGCATTAATTCTGGAAAAGCGTTTTTCCTCGCTTCATATGTACTAATATATTCTGGTGTCACACCAAGTTTGTCATAGCATATTTTTGTGACCATACCATTAAACCTTAATAAAGTACCAACTGTGTTTACGTTGTTCGATCTTAATAGTGGTTCTTCAATTAAAATGTGCTTAACATTCATTTTTGAATATTTTTCAATAAATTCGGAAAACAAATCAGCTTTTTTTATTAATTCCTCAGTTTTACTTTCTGGTGTTGGTTTTGCTTTTGGCGAAATATGTGTTAGTTCTAAAAGTTGCCCTTTACTATTAAAAAGTGCAACGCCAATTGTTTTTGTTGATACATCAAGTCCAAGTAAGTAGTAATCTTCTTGTATCTCTTTTTTCATAAAAATTAAATTATAATCTTATTTTGACATTAAATGACACAACATCATACCAATACTTTTTAATTGGTTGTGTTGGTTTACATACAGCTAATAAATTACCCTCTGCGTCATGAATGCCTAATTGTGTTATTATTATCGGATATAGGTTTTGGTCTTCAGTTTTTAAATTTGCGAAATCAGCAGTCGCAACTGTATTCATTAGCTCTTTTGCTGTATCATTTGTTGATTTAAAAAACTCATCTGACGATGCCAAACAAACAATATTTAATGATTTTTCTGTGTTGTAACTTATATATTGTGCTCCCGCATCTAAAGTATAAAGTGTTCCTCCAGTTGGATCGAACACAAATTGTGTACTATCCCAAACAACGTTAGAATTTTCATCGAGTGTGGTGATCATTTCAGCTGGATCTGTTTTTACAAAACCTCTGGTAGTTCCAGTTGCTGGTGTTCCATTCACATCATAATTTTTATTAGCGGTAAATAATGAGGCGGTACTAGATTTTGTAACAGTTCCACTAAATACGTTTCTAAAATATGAATCGACTACCTTTGGGTGGGTGACAACAATAAACCCTTTATCTAGTGCAACAAATCCAATACACTCATCATTATTGTAATCATACACAGCCTTTTCTTGTGAATTTGGGTTAAACACTCTTGTCCCGTCTATTAAATCTGTGTAACCAGCCGACCAAGAACCGAAGTTAGCTCCAGATGGTACTTTAATTCTATCTGAAAATAAAGGTACAACGTTACTTTCGTATGTGGTTGTTATTAAATCTGGTCTAATCCCAATATCTTTAACAGAAAAATCAATCTCACTTAAAACTCTATCTAAGTTTCTTGTTGTTAGATTTTTCTTATTATATGTCCCATATGCTTCCAGTTGTACTGGCGTGACACCATAGGTATAAAAACCTAATCTAGCGTCAACAACATTAGAGGTGGTTCCAGTATAATAAGGTAGTTCGAATTTAACAGATTTACCATCTATTAACTCACCATATGCACCGTTAGGAATTTCAAATATCAAATATAATTCATTTTGTATCGGTAAGGCAGCTTTATTTGTTGGTGTATAGTCATACGAACCTACTGGTTGTAATGCCGTTCCGTAGTACTCACCAGTATACCCAGTTGTTGGGTGGACAACTAAATTTACGGAGGTTGCACCAGTTGTTGTGTGAGGAGTCCAAATATATTTTGTATTATCAATTATTGTATCATATGTCGTTCCACTTGTTATCGATAAAGTACCATATTGGCTCCTAGTATATTTTTTCATTTCCTCATCGGAAACTGGTAAATTTAATGATTTTAATAAGTTCGCAAAAATAGTATTAGTATCATTTCTTTTTACAAACATACCTCGAATAAAATTTGTTGGGTATGTAGACCCAGTTACTTTATGTGTAACACTAACTATACCATCATCTAAATCAAATGGAATTGACTCATTAACAACAACAGCGCTTTCAATTGGTTTTAATACAGAGTAAACCGATGGGTTAACATCATACTCAATATAACCTCTACAATCACCCCCGAATTGGGATGTTGAAAATGACAAATCCTGATATTGTAATATCATAAAATTAGCAAAACCATCCGCCTCTTGTACAGATTCTTGTGACGTATTTTGTTCAAAACTCTGAAAAAAAGCTGGAACAGTGTTTGTTGATATTGCATTTAATTTGGTTTTTAAACCACTAGTTGATGGTACATCTGTATGTACAATTAAAACTTGTTGGTTAATTGTTGGTGTGTAGGTTGGTAAAGAATTTAAATAAAAAGTGGCCAAACCGTCAGCACCACCGTTTGTTTTTCTTCTATAAAATGGAATTCTTACTTTTAATATTGCGCTCATTTTAATTATTGTCTAATAATTTGATTTTTTATTGTAACATTTTTGGATAAAGAGTAAACATTATCATTATAATCTCCTGTCAAATCACTAACCATTTGTGTAACAAATAGATTAGCGTTATAATTAACATCCTCATCCGATATTGAAAATGAACTTGGGATGAACCCTTGCTCAAGAAGTCTTCTTCGACCTAAATCCGTTAAGTAAACTTTCATTTCAACGGTGGTTCCTGTATCTATTAAACCCATTTTATCGTTTTTTTAATTTTAGTTATTGTTTTTTATTAATAAATAGTTTCTTATGAAATTTTTATTGGTTTTTGGAAAACAGATTTAGTACCCACTTTATTTATAAAACTTGTAGTTGGTACTTTATTATTAAATGTACCCTGATACAATTCAGTATTTGGTACCAATGAACCAGACACCGTTAATTGTGTATTTGAATAATTATTATGTACTTTTTTATGATATAACTTTAACGTTCTAGTGCTTTCAATATTTAAAATATGATATACATTTGGATTCATATTTAAATCATCGGCGGTGGCGTCCATAAAATAAATTAAATCGTAAGCAAATTTGTATTTTTTTGCTAATTCATGAAATAATTTAAAGAATTCTGTTAAATCATCTAAATCAACAATTTTTTCAGCCATCACAAAAAAATCAATGTCGTTGTAAGTTGAGGCTGATTTTGTGATATATGCTAAATACCCACCAGACAAATAAACTTCAAAATTATAATTGCTGTTTAATTGTTTAAATTCAATAATAAATTGATCGTATTCGTTTTTTCTTAGGGGATCATTTATCACCACATCGGAACGATCTTTAAAATAATAAGTATATCTCATAAAATTAATAACCAAAACCACTGGTACCAGATGTTGAGGGGGCCAACGATTGAGGAACATAGCCAGTGTTAATTGTGTTTATTGTAAGAACCAACGTATCGTTAATCGCTTGCGTATATTCTCTATTAGCAAAACATTTTATATTAAAAGATATGTCAATAGTTCCTTTTGTTTTATTTGGGTTTAAATTTGATTTACCAAAGTAATGAATGTCTAATCTATTTAAATTTAAAACTGTATAACTTGCTGACATTTCTAATGATTGAAATGGATTTAAAATTATATTGGATCCGTTAACATATTCATTTAATCTACCAATAGTTAATTTACCAATCGTTTGGCGCCTAAAACTTAAAATATAATCTTCATATGTGTAATTACCAACAACTCTTGTTTCACTTAAAACCGAAGTTAAATTCGCTGAAGGATAACCATTTTCCCTTCGCATTCTAATTGAATTGAAATATAATCCGTTAAAATAGATCGGTTTATTATTTTTATTTAAAATATAAAATAATCCATCGTTATAGGATGTATAGGATTTTCCTAATTCAGTTACGCTAACACCGTGTGTATTAATATAAAAATCAGCTTTTTTGATCATAAAATCAAAAACTGGTTGTTTTTCGTTTATCCTACTGTATAACTGTGTATATACTAATGAAGCCATATTATGAAACGTTAGAATTACTTGAAGGCGAAAGGGCTTGCTCGTAATATGTGAGCGTATTTGACATTAATTCAACCGCCTCAGATGTTGCGTATGTACCAGTACCCGCAACCCCAATATTATAATATCTTATTGTAAGTTTATAGGTTTTACTATTTACTGCAACCTCATCAAAATTTGGGAATTCCGCACTAACCCTAAAATTATATTTTTCTGGAGCCGTTTGATAACCATTAAATAAGGTATTTACTGTTGTTGTACCAGTATATGCCATGTCCACACAATCTTCGCTATTTAATCCAGTTGTTAATTCAATACCATAACCACCAGTGCTAATCGTGCTAGTTTTGTCAGCGCCTGTAACAGCAACCCAGTTACCTCCAGAGTATTTTTCCAAATTAGAAAGTTCCATTGGTATCATATTTCCACCAATAGTCACATATAATTTAACACGTAATCTATCTAAAATTTTTTTAGTGTTTGTCGCATTTATACCTGGTAATGTATAACCACTTAATGTTGAGCCGTAAAATCTAAAATAAAATGTAAACCTATTGTAATACATTTTATTTGCTATTAAACCATCTTTAATTGAAAATTCTGAGTATTTGTAAATTGAATTTGATTTTTGTAAAGAATTTGAACCGATAATACTAGTGGGTTCCTGGTATCTAACATTTTTTAAATCAAATAAATTTGATTCCGCTTTATTAGCTGGGAAAAAATCATTATCAAACAATAATTGTGACGTGTAATTAACGGTTGTTAAAGTAACATTTGGTTTATAAGTCAAATATAAACCGTTAATACCTTTTATGTTGAATTGTTTACTCATTATTAATATAGGTTAATATTTCAAGTGTTTGATTTGATGTTAAATCAGGTTCATACATTAAATATTCTTTTTGGGTTGTTGTTTTAATTCCAAATAAAGCTCTTTTATAAATTAAATTATCTACTTTTTTACCCCTAAGTGGCACTTGAACAAAAACGTCATTTATATAATCATCATTTTGTGATGAACCGTTTGCCAAAGATGTTTTGTAACCACTTACGTGGTTTATTGTTGGTATTGGCTGTAATGATATATTTGTTGAATTAAATACCCTTATTTTATCCCAATAAGCGCTATTTGTTGGAACGTATTCGGTTGATGGCGATGAAGGGTTAATCGAAACTTTTTTATAAAAATTACCAGAATATTTAACAATACTTCCAACACTATAAGTTGTCCCCGTAACCCAAGTTAAAACCTCATTTTGTGAAGGATCAAAAATTTGATAATTAGCATCAGAATCCACTAAAGAGAAATATGCTATGGAATCTTTGAACCCTCCGTCAAAAAATTTTTCTTTACCTAAATCAGTTAGGTAAACCTCAAAAGTGTTTGTATTGTCGTATATAAATCCCATTTTAAAAATCTATTGTCGCTTGTATTATTAATACATCTGAGTTATATTTTCTTGTTAGCGGCTGACTAAATTTACCGATTGCGACTAAATCACCGTCCGAATCATAAACAGCCATTTCAGTAAATGCAACTTTATCTTGTTCTGGGTTAAAAGTTGGATTTGAGGTGTTTATATATTTGTTTGGTAAAATATTACAAGTTATTAGGCTTTTGTAAATCGTTGCTTTTATATCAGTTTCTATATTTCCAAAAAAGAAAGTTTCATCACCAAATGTATGCCCAGTAATATTACTAACTGATGGTAAAGAAATAAAGTCATTTATATCATATGTTGTACCCTCACTAACATCTAATAAACTTTTATCTAAATTAACTCTTAAATTTTGTATGTTAGCTGCCGTTAGTGCATTGCTAATTGGGTTATTACCAGCACCAGCATTATCTAAATAAAATAATGATAATATTGATCCATCCGATGGGGTAAAAGTTAATTCAACTCGTCTTGTTGCGGTCGTACCAGTTGGTATAACCCCATAGTTATTTGCACTAATTAATTGACCATTATAAAATAAATAAACAACATTATTATTTGGTTGTTTATTTAAAGTTAAACATACAGTTGATCCAATTAAATAAATACCGTCATTAAAATCATTACCAATTGGCACCCCACCGATGGGTACTGTTATGTCTTGTCTTATAGTTGAGGATGTATTTGTTTCACCTATTAAATAATGAAACTGCATTACATCACCAGAAGTTAAAATACCCGATGTAAATTGAATAACAGATGTGTTATTTGGGCCGCTAAGTACATTTAATGGATATTTCCAATAATCACCATCTGTACCTAAATTGGCGAATGATGAAGCTTGTTTTAAAATTAAACCATTTTGTGAAACTATAACATCACCAATTTCTTGTTCAGCTAACGTATATTGATTTGTGACAAATGATGTTGGGTATATTGCCGTTTCATTTTTTAATTCAAAATTATCACAAAGTGATGTAATATTACTTAAACACCCAGTACCGCCAATAAAATTATTAACATTTAAATAATTCCAATCTGCTGGGTTTGGTTTACCATTTACTGGGGTTTTTTGCCACAAAAGTAAAATAGATCCCGCTCTATAACCATAACCTTCAGTATCATTAAAATCCATCAAAAACCCAAATTCGCTATAATTAGGGTCGCTTGAGTTTTTTGGAAACTCGAATATTACGTCTTTAACAGTACCGCTATTATTGTTTACGGTTGAATAGTTTTCACAATGTAACCCAGTTAATCCATCACTATCAGTAAATAAATAAGTAATATGTAAAGCCTCATTGTTTAATAAACAACCTGTTAAATTAGATCCAGGGCAAACACCAGGTTCGGTTAAAGTTAATTTTGGTGTTGGTAATGTCCAATTTCTATTTGCTTTGTATGACATTACAGTTAATAACTCTTGATCCTCAATTATTATTATTTTTTGATCAATTAAAACTTTACCAACAACAGTTTTAATTGTTTCTTGATCCACCAAATCATAATATCTAATGGTATTATTTGTACCCATTGTTTTTAGTACAGAGTCACATAAAAACGTATAGCCAATTGAATCTGCTAAACTAACACCGCCAAATTGTTGTTTATGCCACATTATGTGCGGTATTTTTAATTTTAATGTATTTTTATAAAAACCTTCGGCGTAATAATTACTAACCGAGTTGTTTGTATAGTGTATAACACCAACTTTATCTATTAAATTATTTTCTAAAAAATAATCATAATTAATTGCGGTGCCCCAATAATTTCTAGATTCGGCGGTATATTTTCCTTTATAGGTTGTACTATCTAATCCAATAACATCTTCAATTGTTAATATATTCATATTCCAAACTGGAACATCGTCATTTGATAATGTACAGTTTGAGGTAAAGTCAAGTAAACCTCCACTCCAATACGCAATTGGAGTTTCGTTGTCATAATAATCTTTTATTGTATTTTTACCTGGATAAATAAATGCGTCAGCCAAATACGAATTAAAGTTTGGTAATTCCCTATCTAACTCAAATGTAACACCTGTGGTAAATCCAGTTGTAAAACCAGTTGTACTTCCAGTTGTTAAACCGCTTATATCAAAAATTCCATTTCCATTTATACTTTGTATAATGTACATTAAATATGGTACTGGGTAGCTCGTAATTTCTTCTGTTAATTCGTTTGAAACATATGAATTAGTGTAACCACTTGTTTTAAATTTAATAAATAAAAAATCACCTTTATTTATGCTTTCTCTATAAGAATTAACAACCGTCCTAGATGTGTCGTATAAAACAATTTCTGTCGCCGTTGTATGTGTTGAGCCTGTTAAATTACCTATTAACCAAAGAGATGTATCTAATTCTGTAACACCAGAATTTAAATTAAAATTAAAAAACCCCCTTTCTTTTGCGGCGGTATAAACTTCGTTTTGCACTGAAGTTAAAAGTGATATGGGTTGTTGATAAACCGTACCCTCATATGGTACCTGATATTGTATATCGTGTTGCCTATCAACAGGACGTAAAACATTTATTAAAACTGGATTATCCGAACTATAATCCATTTCGCCATCACCAAGTGCAAATGTCGAAAAATTTAAACCTCCAGATGATAAGTTTTTTCTACCCGTGTCGGTTAGTTTTAAATTTACTAAAGGGTCGGTTTTTTTTATAATGTAACTCATTTACTATTTTACAATAAATAGATTTATTTTAATTTTATAGTGTTGCTGTATTAATATTAATCGCTTTTACGTTAAAAATTGCGGTCGCATCTGCAACATCAGTTTTAACATCAGTTACTGAAACAATACCATTAAGATTAATAAATATTGTTCTATTAGCGGTCACATTTTTCAACGTGATTACTCTAGTTTCTAAATTAGCTGTTTGAACAAATGTTGTCTGAACTGTATTTGTATTTATCACTTGATTATTAACAAATAATGGTGTTGCATCAACAAAAGCAGAGCCAAATTTTGTTTGTTTTCTTTGAGTCGTGTATGTTATTTCAACCTCAAAGTTTGTTTCTGGTATAACATCATACTTAGTATCAAATACAGTGTTTTTAGTTACGCTTGTAGACGTGATTTTTTGTGCTAACGTATTATCAGTTTGTTTAATAGTTAATGTGGCATTAGCTTGTCCATTTTGTGTAACAACAACTCTTACAGTATAAGGTAATATTTCAATATCTTCTGGTGTAAAATTCGCAGTTTGAGTTAAACCTTGTTGTCTATCTAATTTATCAATATCAGTATCAAATAAAACACCAAATATTGTTGTAGCTGTTTTCCCACATGGGTTTGAAATTTTTAATTTTCCTATAAACTCGCCCGTTAATGGGTAACCAACTTCATCTTTTTGCGGAAAATAATCCATTATAACGTCATTACCAATAACCCTAAAATCAACTAAACCTGTTGTGTTAGCAGAAATTCTATTTGGGTCGGTCGCATCATAAAATTTATTTAAACCAGATATTAGTTTATTATTAATTGTGGATCCACTAAATGACCTACTGGTAAATCCACTTTTTAACGTAAGATTATCTCTAAAAAAATGAAGTGATTTTTTAACTGAATTAGTTAAACTTTCTATCTTTGATTCAAATACAGTAACTCGTGTTCTATCTTTAAAAAATTTAAAATTATTTACCAAACAAAAATCAGACTCAGACCAATTAGTAGTATCTTCAAAAGGTTGAGCTGGATAAGTACCCAATGGGGAACCCCCAATAAACTTATATAAAACACCTCTATTAACTGTATATTTGTAACCTATGTATTTTGATGTGTTATCATAAGTTATACCAGTTGTTTCATCCGCAATAAACAACGTTGGGTTATTTTTTTCAGTATATCTACCAATTCTTTCAAACAATGGATAAATTGAAGATGAATCCGTTAAAAATGGATGATAATAAGTAAGATAATTAAACGAATTTAACGGAAATGATGGTCTTAGTTTTATATTTGTTTTATTTAATCTGGTCTGATTAAAATAATCCTTATAATTATCGGTTTCGTAATAAGTATTTGATTCTAAAAGTGCTGGATAATAAACTTCCCAGTCAACCCCAACAACTGGCGGTGTGCCAGCTGCGGCTGTACTTATTTTTCTATAAGTTAAATCATTATGTTTTATAATGGCACCTGGTGCGTATAGCGTCCCAGAATTATATGCCGAATACGGTAGATAATATGGAACGTATGCGTCTGGCCCGTAATAACGACCAGAAAATGAACTAAAATATGATCTTAATATTTTTTTATTAATATTTACATCGTATTCGTTATAGGACACGTATGAATCATCCATAAAACAATAACCATTTATTAGAACATTGTTCCATCTACCACCAAATGTTACACCAGAAACAGTTGTACCAGTTGATATAAATGGTATACCAAATTCACTCACAGGTAGTGTTTTAGGTAATCTTGCTGCCGTTGTTGGTATCGCAACATACCCATCTAACGGAAACCAAGATCCACCAACAGATTCGACCCAGTTGGTTAAACCACCAAGTGATTTGTGATCAAATAAATCGTTAACGCTAGTTATACGCCTCCATTCGGTTGTACCAGTTGACCCACTTGTCGCAAGATATGGCGCGGCATTTGTATGGTCTTTTTTTGCCACAAAAAATCTATACACGGTTGGGGCTAATACTGTTTCATCGGTAACTCCAGACAAAACAAAATCACCTTTAAAATACTTTTTAGTTGAATCCCATTTTAGCGGCTTTTGATATATGAACCTAAAAAATTCGTCACTACCCCCAGGATTTGGATATGAACCTAAAATTATATCCCCAAAATTATATTCACTTACAACCGTTGGGTCATAGCTTATAAAATTTTTATTAATATAATCCGAAACATTTGGGTTACTTGTTGTTAGTAACGGTGAGTGTTCATAACCCCATGGTGTGAAATTAGTTGGGTTATATTTTTCAATTTCAATAAAACATGATCTCGACCCCCTTGGTCTATAAATTTCGTGTATTTCACCTTGGACGAGTGTCGAAGCTGACGTATCTTCTAATTTATAGCAATGATCAATGTTAATATCGTTAACACACACATATAACCTATAAACCGAATTTGTTTGTACAGTTTGACCCGTTGGGCTATCCACCACAATTTTATAGTCATCAATATTAACTTTTACAATATCATTTAATTCATAGTTAACTATTTGGGCATTAAATTCTGGTACGACATCAAGTATTTTTTTATAAATTTCAGTGTTATACACATCATTCTCTAATTTGTATAAGCTATATGATGACGTACCTAATGAATTAAAAGAGTACCTTTTTTTGTTTTTAATTTCACTAATTATAGGGTTTCCATAATTAAACAGAGTATAATCATTTAATCCTAAATCATAACCTTTAAAGCTACCTAGAGTATCTTTGGTTGCCGTACCAAGTTCAACATTGTTGTAAAAACTATACTTTGGTGAGTAAGTAAATTCTCTGTTATGCGTGTTTTGCCTAATTCTTACATTTTTACCGATTGTTATCGCATTTGTGACATCATTATTATCAGTTTGTCTAACAGAATTACCCAAATAATAATCACTAAAATTTAATTCGTGTTCGATAGTTGCGGTTTTTACACCTATGTTTTTACCGCCAGAAACAGAAACAAGGCCTGTTGTTGAAAAATTATCACTTTTACTTCTAATAGTAAAGGTGAAATTAACCTTATCAAAATTTATCTTTTTATCGTATTCACTCGAGTCAAAAACAATGTTATTTTGAGAATTGGTTTCAAAATAAGATAAAAATAATTTATTGTAATAATAATTAGGATCGATCGAATGCTCAATATTTAAAAAAGGAACATTAACATATTTTTTTTCTGTTAATCTAAGTATTAAATTGTTGGTATCTAAATTTGATAAATTATAAATTGGTTTAATCGATAAACCATCTAAGTACTCACCTCTGGCCGAAAATCCAGAATTTAATAACACTCTAAATCTAGGGTCATTTAATTGATTAAAAGAAGCCTCATCGACCTCTTCATGAATATAATCTATTTCTTCATATCTAGATAATGTGCAAGCTAAATCTATTGGTTCAATGACTAAATAAATTTTTTCACCAGAATTAAAAAATCCAGTATATTCAAAAACATATTGTCTTAAGTTTGCATCGTCAGATCCATTAAATGTAAATGACTGGGTATCATAAATAAAACCTAAAGAATTTATCAATTTAATGTTTATGGTTTGATTTATATTTTCAATAGATTCGAAATATAAATCAAATTTAAAACTTAAATAACTATTTTTTGCGACTAAATAATGCCCTGGTGTTGTGTTTACCAAACTTAACTCATCACCAATTGTTGTAAAATTTTCATTTAAAGATTGAATTGATATATAGTTGTTTGAATTTGGCTGTAAAAGAATACTATTTTCTAAAGTGTGAATGAACGCCCCATCATCATTTAAAGTATAAAATGGGCCTATTTTTGTTTGGTCTAACCCATAAAAACCCTCAAAGTTTACAGTCACAGAATCTGATATAAATAACTCACCGTTTATAATATTATCCTTTACTTTATATGTTGTTTGTGGCGTTGCCCCACTAAATATGTGGCCCAAATTAAGTGATTTTGTTAGATTTACAGAATATGAAGCTCTACTTGGATCTAGTTTAATTTTTGAAATATAAGCTGGATCAATATGCATAAAAGGATCCGTTTTTGTTCTATCCTGATATCTTTCATACATACCACCAGTGGTTCCAGTTGAAATTGTTGATAAATTAACGGTCACGCCAGTAGTTCCAGGACTCACAAAAGACGCTGAATTTGCTGTTGCTATGTGTTTTAAACCAGTTGGGGTTGTAATTGGATATGTTGTACCCGTTGCCTCAAATGTATCCCCAGTAACTAAATATATTTTACTACCAACAACCAAATTTTCTTTATTTGTTGGATGTATGTTTGCGATAATTTCTCCCTTATAATATGTAAATCCAGTTGCCCACGAAAATCTTTTTTCATATGGGGTAGCCCACTTTGATATTTCACCATAAATTAATCCTGATGGTCTTAATGGGGTGTGGTTCATACTATAACCATAAAACCTAGGTTGTTTAATAGTTTGTGTGATACCTTCTTCATCATTATAAGTCCTAAATGTATTATGTACTAAAGCTGGTGTAATTGTCCTACCAGTAAAATCATAGTAACAGACATGTGGCCTTGGTGGTGGGCAATCAAAATTAACCCGAATACCCAAATAGGCTAAACCACGTCCAATTGAGTTTATATAATATGATCTTTCAATTGATCTAACATCTAAAGACAAGGTATCCGCAAACGTTATAGTTCTAGAATCAACATCAATTGGTATGTGTTCCCATATCATTCTGGTATCACCAGATGCGTTTGTTACTGTTGCTTTATTGGGTGGGTATCTACTTTCAATTGTTGACCCAGTTCCAGCCGTATGTATGTCGGGAATTGAACCCGTATCATTAAACATGTACCTAGTATTCAATCTATATAACTTACTATTGTATACAACAAAAACACCATATCTTTGAGTTGATGACGCATAGCCAGATTGATTTATATTACCATTAAATAAGCTATCATCCCCGTAGTCAATACCGCTTTGCCAAATATGGAAACTACCCTCACTTTCATCGCAATACTCAAACATCGTATAGTGAACACCAAAATATTCATTAATAGTTGGGTCTGTTCCAGTTATTTTGGTGCCTGGTTTACCAGAAATATTAAACGTTATTGGTTCACCGTCAATTTTGGCCCCAAGTTTTCCGACATTTTCTGTAACATTTGTCGTGCCAAGATAAACAGGTTTAAGTGCTTTTTGTTGAAATTCAGAACCATCTGTACCTAACCAAGATACATCATTATTTAAACCATGTTTATATGCAAATTTATTATCTAAAAAAGTTGAATTTTGTATTTTTTTACCAGCATTAACAACGGATGTTGCTGGAACAAATTGCTGTATTAATTTAACCCAAGAAGAATCAAATTTATTTAAAAACTCTAAACTTCTCATGCTATCAATTGGCGTGGTTGTTGTTTTTAAATAATCAAAATAAATCTTTGATAAAGTTGGATATGTTTTAATCGTTTTTCTATTTTTTGGATTTATAAACGTGTCTAACGATTTTTTAATAAATTGATTAAATGTTAAATTTGTTGAGTCAAATTTATTTAATATATTCAAATCGGAATTGACAATCCCTATATTTCTAGCGTATTGCCTATAAACAGGAATATCAAATATTCGATTTGATGATAAATAAACCTCAAGTTCTTTAGAATTAATTGATAATCTAATGTCATTTGATTCGTACTCAGTAAAACCATTTCTATCGTCTTTGTAATAGGTTGTTGGTAATTCGTTGTATACCCAACTTTTTACGTTATCGATTGTTCTATATACATCGAAAAGAAAAACGTTTTCATATTTTTTATACTGATTAACATATCTTTGGCCAAAATCGAATCTACCAATATTAGACTTATCTTCTGTGATATAGCCCCCGTCTTCTTGATATCTAACGTTTGTTGGTACGGTTGGAAAACCTTTTGAATCAAAAGGTACTCTTTGTAATAAAATTTCTGGATCGTCAATAATTGTCTGGCCATAAATTTTATTTAAAACATCTGGTGTGTTTAAAGGTCTTTCGGCCAAATAAATATACTCGTTTAACTCAAATATTTCATCAGGTAAACCCACCAGTCTCAAAATAAACTCGATAGATTTTCTGGTACCTTTTGATTTGTATAGATAAAATGAGTTAATTAAGATTCTTCTCCATAATTCAATGTCAATTTCCGCTGGTGTTGTGCCTTTTTCAACATCATCAAGTTCAGTTGAAAACAAAGAATCGATTAAAGTATTTTCATCTTCAATTTCAAATGTATTAAAACCAAGCATTGTTGCGTAGTTTTTAATTAAAAGATCTGGAACGTTTTCGATTTTATCATAACTAACATTTCGCATAAAAGTTATGCCATCAATATATCTTTTAATATCGTCAAACGTTTTACCGTATAATTGAAATAATAAATTGGCTTTACGATCGCTAGTATCAAATTCTTTTAAGGAGTCGGTTGTTAAAAATCTTGAGATTAAATTTGTTTTAATACTATCATACGAATCAGCAAAATCATTTAAAGTCGTTGTGTAGTCATCAAATTTACTACTAAACATATCGATGTTAAAATCATCGTACATTGGGAAAATTAAAGTTTCTTTAACAGTTCGAACTTGCCCACTGTCATCCTCTGATGGATAAACGAACTCACTAATATATTCACCAGTATTTGGATCTTTATTTAAAAGAAACGAAGCTAAATCTGATAAATTATTAAAAAAATCATTGTATACTTTACTTTTAGGTTTTATATAAAATCTTACGTTAACAACATTGTTTACATCAACAATATCTCCAAATGGATTACCATCTACGGTTAATCGAATACCAGTCGCGTCATCATTATTGTTTTGTGGAAATTGCGCGGAAATTATGGGATACTCAACACCGTTGTAATATAAAACATATTCTTTATGTGTTTTAGTAAAATTTCTGTATTTTGTTATAGTTTCACTATTATCCAAAGTACTTCCAGAACTATTATATTCAATACCATATGGGTTAAATAATCCATAAAGATTTACTTTAAAAGAAGATCTATTTTCAAGTGGGTATGTTGCATAATTAGAAACAGATGGTGTTGTTATAGATATTGGTTCGGCTTTTATTGCTCCTGGAAAATTATTGTATATTTCAATTATAACGTTTTTTAATCTTTCTTTTAAAGATGAAAATAAAACATAATTATCTAATTTTCTTCTGTCAAATAAAACTTTTACCGTTAAGTTTTCGGTTACTTTTTGTTTTAAAGCTTCCACGTATTCTTTACCCTCAAAATAGGGTAGATTTCTTTGTGCTATACTTTCAACTGTAAAACTTTTTACAGCATCGTTTTGTGCGGCCTCATTTACTTGAATTTGTAATTGTGATGCCTGCGCCCCTTGTTGTACGCTTTTTTGAATTGAAAAGTTACCTAGGGTAAAAAAAGGATCACCTTGTATTTCGTCTTTGGCGTTCGCAAATTGTAAACCAACTAATTTACTGCCAAAAGTATCGCTACCAAAAGCACCTATTTTACCTTGTATTGTCCTATATCTCAAGGCTCTTTCATATTGTACAAAAGATGAGCATGGTACATATTTAACGTCACCATTTATGATATAAGTGCGATATCCGTCACAACCAAGTGCTTTTGACGCATCAATTGCTTCTTGTGGTGTATCGTACAGATCCCTAATTATCTGATTATTCGTTGTAAAACTAAGATCAGCCATTTCTTACTATGTTATTTAAAGATTTTGTCGTATCAACGGTTGTTCTTTTTCGTCTAACTTCATAAAGTTTTTTATTAACGTTATCTCTAATTTCATATAAATCATACTGAGCATATATGTTACCATCAAAATCGTAAATTGTATAGATGCCATCGTCCATGGATTTTGTCTGATCAGCGAATAATCCAATTGCTAGACTTTCGACATCATAATTAACCATTTCTAATTCAATCATTTGTGGTGAAAAGCTGGTATTTGTTAATATCACATTTTGATCTTTTCTACCAATAAAAGGCGCTGAAGTTGGTTTAAAACTGGGGGCGGCGTTAGGTGTAACCGTACAAAATAATAAATTACCTACATTATTATAGATATATTTAATAGTTTTTTGTGATGAATTGGGGGTATTAATTTGTACTGGTTCTGAAATAAATGACGAAGTTATAATTCTGTAAAGATTTGGTATTTTTGTCCCATCGTTATTCAAATACTCAACCCTGTACCCATCTAAACCATTGTTGGTGAATTTATTACTGAAATCAACTGGGGCTTGGTCTATGTTGAAAATTAAACCTTTAACATCTGGATATGTGGCTAACTCAGCGCAATCCTCAATTTTAACCCTAATCTGGGCTGGTCTTAAATAAATTGTATAAAAACCTTTTTGCCCAAAAACATCTCTAGGTAAAGTTAAATTATACAAACCACCGAGTAATTCAACATCAGTACCACCAAGTGCGCTACTAGACATCATTGGTCTAATTACCTGTGAACCAAATAATTTTGTTACGGTTTGAGCTTCAGTCGCATTTCTATTTTTAGTGTATATTACAATAACCTCAATGTCTGTTGGATCGACATCCGCAGGTCTTTTTACACCGTATAATCCGATTGCCATTTTTTATGTTGTTTTAAAATTATATCCTTTTGTGTTTATTTTATAGTATCCTAGTCCAGTTTTAGTTAATTCGTTCATATCTTTAACATTTTTAAGTTTTTTAACACGTTCAAATGCGCCGTTTAAACCCCTATCAATAAATACTTCGGATATTATTTTTGGTTCCTCAACTATACCATCATAAATTACCATGTTTGCTGTTTGAGTTTCCTCGTAATGAGATCTCATATATATAAATCTAGCAAATCCATTTCCTAAATCAATGTATTTTATAGGATTTTCCGTATCTAAATACAAAACATATTCAATTAAACCACTATTATTTTCAGTCAAAATCATAGCCACAATATCCAAACCTGGGATGTTTAATTTAACACGGTTTCTTATATTATGATTACCATCAAAAGTTTCTTCAACCTCAATCGGAGCATTTCCATCATCTCCAACAATTTTTTTAAAATTTAATTTTTTTAAGGGTTTTAATGATTCAGCTGATTTTATAAAATTAATTTTTTTAAAATATTTTGTTATTAGGTTTGATTTGCTTTCTGTAAAACCAGTAACAAAGTATTTGTTTGGTGACGGTGTAAAATGATTCGTAACATCATCGTATGTTGATATTATTTTTGTATTTGTTACGTATGGTGTCACATTTTTTGTGGTGATAAATGGGTCAACTTTATTCGCTATTTGTTCAAGTTGTTGTAATTTATAATCATCGGGCACGTTGTATTCTGCATTTATATAAGAACCAGGCACAACAGTGTTGCTTTCTAAGTTAATAACTATATTATTATCAAAAATTTCTGAAATTAATACTTGTTTCATAGCATTTCATCTAATTCCGCCACGCCACCACCACTTGGTTTTTTGGGTGCGGTATATTTTGGTAGTTTATTTTTTGAAGCGGCGTCTGACGGTTTTTTAGCTGTTATGGCCGATTTAATTGGTACTACAATGTTTTTTATATCACCATCACTATTAATAATAGATATTCTTAATTTACCATTTATGACAAATTGTGAAATATTTGATGCTAAAAATTTTAATTTTTCCCCAATGTTAAAATAAACATCTATCTTATTACTTTCATTAGGTATGATAAATTTATCACCGTTTTGTACAGCATATGTTGTCAGGGCGTAATCTCTTATTTCATACCTTAAATCCGTTGGATTAGCATCTAAATTGATTACCGCTTTTTCTAAAGTTAATTTGTTTATTAAAATATCTTTATCTGTTTGGTTAATATTTTTTTGAGCGGTTAAAATCAAAAATTGCTCAATTAATTCTGGGTTGTCTTTTGGATTTAAAATATCATTTACAGCATCGACAACACCGTCAACAATTGAAAATAAATCCGATTGATTAGTATTATATGCAATTAATAACCCAAGCGCTGTGTCTCTAATATCATCAAATATAGCCCTATTTATGCTTTTCATAGACTCATATTTTTGAGTTAATTTATCTATATAATAATATATTTCACTATGATTTTGATCGACCTGACCTCTTAAATCCACAGCTAGCCCCGTATAATCATAATTATGTGAAGACGTTACACGAAACACAACACCTAATTTTGTAAAACATTTTGACAAAAAATTAACTATTGATTGCTCCCTATACGACTCATCATATTGATAATAGTTTATATTATACCTTTCACTTTCTATTTGATTTAAGAGAACTTTAAAAATAAGTGGATTTTCCAAATATTTTCTTAACACATTTTCAGTAAATTTTCCAGCATCAGTACCTGAACCTATGTTTGATTGTGAGCCATGTACTATCGTTATAGCCTCACTAACCCTATAACTTGGGTTTTCATTCCATAAACTTTGTCTTTGGTTGTAAACAGTATTTTTTAAAACTAAACTATTAAGATTTACCGTTATGTCTTTAAATTCCATACTTCTAATAGTCCAAGTTTTTGTATCAACATTTTTAAAGATAAAAGATTTGATTGGTATTTGATATGCTTTAACATTTCTATTTACAACTGGAATGTATACATTTTTTTCATTTAACTCACCAAAAACTTCTGAAGTTAAATTATTTATATAACCATTAAATTGCTTTAAAAAGTTTTTTGTTTTATTATTAAGGAATGTTTGGTAATTATTTATTTCACCATCTGTTAAGATTGGTAAACTACTTGCGCTATTAACAAAATTAGATGTATATAAATTTTTTATTGTAAAATTTAAAGGATTAGAAATTTCTTGCGTGGTTAAAATTAATTTTGAATTTTTAGGTTTTTCATTTGGTACCACTTTGTTTTTATAGTAAGTGTCAAACTCTAACTGATACAAATCAAAATTACTTCGCTCGCTATCATACTCTTTTGTTATTGGATTATATTCGTATATTTTGTAAGTTTTATTTTGATAATCTAAAACATATTTCAAATAGCGATTATTTTGACTAAAGTTATCTGGATCTTGTAACCATTTTTTATTAACATCTAAATTTGATGATGGTAATAGGGATATTTTTTTACCATTTAATGCATCCCAAAAAGAATATTTAACGTAAAATTCATTTGTTATATAATCTTTTAAAAAGAAAAATGAAAACCCATCAACACCTTCATTTAATTTAAAACAAGGTCTTTCATAATGAAAGTTTTTTGATTCATTTTTTTCCGTAATATTATACCTATCATTAATAAAAATTGGCACTGATTGTATTCTATTTTGAGACACAGCAGATGTTGAATCATAAATTTCCATTAACAAAAATGAGTTATAAAAATACGGTTTGTTTGAAAAAAGTAATGGCTCGTTTACCCATTTATCTTTTGATTGCCAAAATGGTAACGTGAATGAATTATAAAAAATAGGTATACCAGATTTAATTGGCTTTTTTAATGTGCTCTCACCAATAAAATCTCTAACAACATATGGTTTTTGTTTCAATTCTTCAAACCTAGTTAAAGTTTTTTCACTTAAAACAGCCTCTTCTCTTAGTCCATTAGCTTGTCTGGTTTCGTAGACGTTATTGAATCCTTTAGTTATTTCAACCCCGTTAATATCAGTTAATCCGAATTTTGCTTTTGTGATATTATACTGTTTATTAAAATCAGATTCAATATATTTTTTTAAATCAGATAGTTCATTGTCTTGAACATAATGTAAAAAGAAAATATTAAAATTTATTTCATTAATATTATCTGGTTTATACTCGTAAATTTCAGTATCACTGATATCATTAATAACGGTATTTTTTGTAAAATTTAATAAATTTTGGTTATAAAAATCCCTGTCAGACGAATAGTCTTCATTTACAATATTAGTTTGTAAAATTATATCTTCGTTTGGTGTTTTTGTTTTTAACATTTTTCGTCTATATACTGATTAAATGGTTTTATTCCATTGGGGTCATTTGGGTCGTTTGTTTCACTTAAATCTACATTTCTAAACGCATCATCAAACTCGTTAATAAATTGATTACCAGCTGCTGATGTTACATCGTTTACATTTAGTGTATATTTTCTAACCGATCTAACTTCAGGTGTTAAAAAAAAGTTAATATCACAAAAAGTATAAAAAGATCCGTTCATGAAAGGAAAATCTATAACATTACCATTTTCATCAGTTATTCCTATATCAAATACATCTCGCCAAATATATTTTTCCCTTTCTCTGCTATAAATAGCATAATCTGGTTTATTCCTAACATTTTCACCGTCTTCGATATACGGTGATTTTAATTTTATATTAATTTTTGTAAAAGGTTTGTAGTTAAATAATACATTTTTATATATGAATCTATGGCTAATGTATGAAATTTCATTTTCAGTTAAATTTTCAGTCGTGTGTTCACAAATTGAGTGTAATAAAATATCACCAATTTTTGGTTTTGAATTAAAGCCTTTAGTATTATCAGATATAAGTTCCAATCCAAATCCATCGCCAACATTTTCAATATAATTTGAAAAATGAGACTCGACATTACTAATTGTGTTTTCAGCTGGCGCTGAGTTTTTAATAATACCAATGTATAAATCAGAAAGGGGTTCGTTTAAATTATTTCGTAGCCCAGTTATATTTAAATCGCCATTTAAGAAAAAATTTTTTATTTGCTGGTTATAATTATTAATTGAAAAGGCGCAGTCGTCTAATTGATCCACAATAGCAATAATTTCCAAGCCTTTTACATAATATTCTAACTGTTCTTTTTCAATTATTTTTGAGACATAAAATTCTGGTCTTATTAAACTCTGTATCCTTGGTCTTGGGGTGTTAATTATACCTGGAATTTCTGATGGTTTAAAAACCAAATTTTTAATTCTTTGTTTTGCATCATTATTTGCAACTTCTGTGTTATTTACTTTAACGTTAGTAAAATCATCTATTTTTTTTGTCGAAGCTTCTTTGGCCTGTACGATTTGTTTTTTGAAAGAACGTTTAACTGGTTTTGTGTTTATATAAACCATATTTGGTCTAACATCAACAACATCATATATTTTAGAGTCTAGTAAATCATCATCTAAAGTTTCAACTTTTAATTTATCGCCGATTTCAAAATTATGGCCAAGGGGCAAAAACATGCAAAAATTATCTGAGTTAATTGAAGAATTATACTGTCTAGCTGGTAAACCTAATCTAAAATCTAAGTCAATGATGGTGGTGTTGTTTGAACTTTTTTCTAGTTTTTTAACACCTTTAATATACTGTTGAATCCCATTGACGTCCACCTTTGATTCAAATCTTTTTGATTTTAATACCACAATTGTCCAATTATTTAAATTCATATCAAATAAATTATTATCAATTTCAATTAAACGATCGGTATTGTTTGTTAATTTTTGATGTACATTTAAATTAATAATTGGGTTTATTTTACCATATATTCTAAATTTATTAGATTCGTTTTTTTCGGTAATATATTGAGTTTGTTGTGATATATCATAAAACAAATTGTGCTCGTATTGAATTTTTTTATTCTCTTCAAACACAACTCTAGTTTTTAGTTCTTTTCTTTTAGACCCAATAAACTTTTTTTCACCTAATATTTCTACAATATCACTCATTTTACAAAATAATTTTTTTCAATATCGTACAACGCATTAGCACCTTTCCATAAACCAAAATAGTAATATTTCCCTTTATAACTATTGTTTGATGTGGCACTTTCTGAATTAGTTGTTGTTATTGTTTCTTCTGGACGCTCAACGAAAATTTCAGAAGAATCTAAACTAACACTTCTAACTGAGGTGGTTTGTGTTATTTGCGATCTGATAATTGAAGCATCTCCTTTTCTATATGAAGAATAAACCTGGTCGTTTATTAAATCTGGTAAATCGTCAGTTATATCATCGATAAAAACCTCTAAAATTGGTTCTTTACCATTATATTCCACAGAATTAATAAAAACACCGTATGTTTGATACTCATCCGCAACTTGATTATAGGCTTTATGTACTGAAGATCCATTTGCATTTGAACCCTTTTTCTTGGCTAATTCTGTTGCATATAAACTAGCATTAAATACGGTAGTTGTATTATCACCAAAATTCCAAGTATTATTGTCACCAAAAATATTATTACCGTTGTTGATAAAATCATCGGCATTAAATAATTCTGAGTACACCGACCCTGAGTTTACACCACCATCTTTCTTAACACCTAGACCCAAATACATTTCCCAATCACCAACCCATTCGTTATATGTGTCAGTTTTATCTTTCCAAGGTTCAATTAAAAATTTATGTGCTCTTTTTAAGGAATTATCCTCATAAGTAGTATAAAATCTCGGTATTAAGATCGATCCAATAATCGTAGGTTCGTCTATGTTTGCCACTGTATTAAAATGTAAAGGAAAATTCCAAAAAACCGATGATTTATTTGGGTTATACTGTGGAAAATACCCAATAAAATTACCAGGTATTAACGCATTTGATAAAGAATGTTTTTTGTGTATTGTTTTTACCGTATAAAACTTTCTGCGTCTGTTTAATATGTCATATTCAAATAAACCACCCCAAGTACCTTCCCAACCACCAAGCCAAACATCTCCATTAATCGTGGATGGTATCCTAATACCTGGTAATATTTGGTTTGCAAATCCACCCCACGGTAGTCTTCTGCCTGTCCATCTATCATCGGTGTCATATATCTCAAAGGCGTAATATGCTTTTGTTGGTATTCCATTCGTTGTATCGTTTGTCGGAACTAAATCACCAAATTCATTTGTGATATAGTAATCCGTATACATAGGTAATGATAATCTGAATACCCCATTGTAGTATGAACCAGTAAATACGCCAAGTCTTTTTCTAGAACCTTGATTTAGTTTATCGTCTAATCGATAAACAACTATTTCCATTTTTTGATATGGATATATATCACCAGTTGCGTAATTAAGTGAAGCATCGTTTGCGTGAATCTCTGGTCTTCTTGTTGTGATATTATAATTGTAATCTGGATTTATCGTAAAACCACCACTTGGTGCATGTATATACCCAAAAAATACAGCGGTTGGTGTGTATTTAAAATTTATTTTAAAATCACACCTAGTTATACCCACATCACATTGATCCTCATCGCCCCAAAATGGTGATACGGTTATTTGTTTAACCTGATGAAATATATTAGGCATTTCATCAATATTTGTTTTTACTTCGACCTCAAAGTTATTATTACCCAAGTAAATAAAATTAGGCACTTTGTTCCTATTAATTGTTTGCTCTTGGGCGTCAATGGAATTACTAAGTAATAATGATCTTAATTCCTCAATGTTGTTATTTAAAGATATTTGTTCAACCAAATCATTTGCTGTTAATTCAAAAGATTTTGTATCAAAGACATCAAAATCCATAATGATATCATGTTGCCCAGTTGGGACGCCAAATATCATAAAGTCACCCGATTCATTTGTTGTAGTTGTGTATTTGTAATACTTTTCCATTACCTCGAGATACTGCGGGTAATTTGTAAAGTCACTTTCGTGTGGAAAATTACCGATTGCTTTGTGACTTGGATTTCTTTCGTTTTTAACCCTAGGGAAAAGGTTATATCTAACACCATTTGGGTAAGTGTCATTTACCGTTTCAAACGGATATAATTCCAATATTTCTGGTCTATCTTTATCTTCATCTTTTAAAGGGATAAAAATACTAACTTTTGCGTTTTGAACACCAAATCCGCTATTTAACATAACCCTTCCAACAATAACACCAAAATTTGAGCATTGTCTAGTGTAAGCATCGGAATTGGTTATCTTTAAACTAAGGATTTCAAGATTATCAAACTCTTGCTCTAAATTAAATTGTATTACTTTATCATCCCTAGAAAAATCTACTGGAATCCTTATGTTTCTATCCATATTAAACGCCTAACAATGTGTTTTGTGTGGTTGGTATAACCACAATATCTTTTTCTGGTGTTCTTAATTGTAAAATTTGATCCGCATTTACACGAATAACCCCACCAGTTATATCAATTTCACCTGTGTTAACATTTATGTAGAGTGAATCGTCAAGTTTACTTGATGAATAATCTCCACCAACTTTGTTAAATACCTTAATATAGTTAATATTTAAAACACCATCAATCTGTGAAAGTTTTTTAATAACGTCCCCAACAAGATAACTTTGCCCTAACTGCATTTTATCCTTGGAAAACTCATCTCTTAATATCGCGGCAATGTTAGCAATTGCATTTATTTGCGATCCAGCCTCGCTTAAAATTGATATTTCAAACGATAAATCAATCACATCGGCTGGTTTTACAACAACATAATCATTTATCATTCTATATCTCGATAAATAATTTGCTACGTTTTCTAGAACAGTTGATGAAACAATATTTGTTAACGAACCATTTGTATCTGTCGATAAAACACCAACGTTAATTTTATTTTGAATTTGTGAGACGCTTACTTTTGCTGGAACACCAAATTTAGCTGGCATACCGAGTAAAATGGCTTTATAATCTTGCAATGTGACAGCTCTATTTTGAGCAGAAAAATTGTACGAAATATAGTTTCTTAACTCCTCAATACTTGGAGCCTCACCACCCCCAATTGCTGGTGTAACATTTGTAACCGTTAGCGAACCTTGCACAATTGAATTAATTTGGGCCTCAGGGCCGTTCAGTTGCATAGAAACAAGTCCTGTGGTATCTATTGTACCAACACCGACATTTGTGTCCTCACCACCTCCAATCCTGTATTTAATATACATCGTTGTATTATTGATTGGGGCAAAACCTAAACCTGGGTTACTTAAAAAACTTTTAAGATTAAAAGTATTAGCATCGACAAAATCATCTAATATGTCTAAACCCTGGTCGGTCAAAGAACCGAAAGTTAACACACAAAATCCATTTGGTGTAAATTCTTTTACAAATCGCCTATCAACTTTTGTGTAGTCACCTTTATAAACACCATTTACTGGCGCCACAGTTCTGTCTTCAACAAAGATTGTATCTTCAGCCAAAGACGCAACTTCGTACCATTTATTTGTGTTTGAATTAAATTCTAAATTTGTTGGTATTGTTTGAAACGATGTACCATTTTTATGAATAATAGAATCAATAGATAATATATTATTTTCTGGCAATGTTATTTGATAAAATGATCTTGTATTTGAAATTTTTTGTGTAAAAATTCTACTTGCCCCAGCCACAACTATACCAGTTTTTGTTATCCTATATGCAGTTAAAATACCATTTGTGTAAATTGGGATTTTAGTTCTATCAATTTTACCCGAGATATTAAAATTTGATGCAAAATCAATATCATATAACAACTCGAAACTAACATCCCCAGATAAAAATTGTGAACCTGCATACATTAATGGTAAGTACCTTCTATCCTCAGCATCACCCCTAATGGGTACCTGGACGCTAAATTGACATACAGCAACGCTTGCTGATCTGGTTGGTAATTTTAAACCATACGTTTTCGCAATATTAAAAAGTGATTGTCTTTCTTGAGCGTAATCCAATACAGTTTCTTGTAAAGCCCTATCAATATGAAAATGAAGGTTATCCGCAATTGCAGCATTTAAATCTAAAAATACGGATAAAATTGACGCATCGTTGAAATTTTGCACCAAATTTGGGTAGTACTGTTTAATAAAATTGATTTGTTCGGTTTTTAATGACGAAAAATCGCGTTTACTATAATTAATTTGTTTAGCCATTTTATAATAATAATGTTACCGTGCCAGACGATTGAAATGTTCTTGAATTTACTGTGTAATCAAGATTTATTTTTATTGTGTGTTGTAATTTGTCATCACCAACAAATTCAATTTGATCGTAAAATTTATTTATAATGATTTTATTTATAGTTAAATTTGGTATGTATTTTTCGACAGCATCGATAATTTCATCCTCAATTTTACCCATCGTAATATCATCAAGCGGTTCAAAAATGTATTGATATAAATTGGTACCAAAATCTGGTAAATAATACCTACTACCTCTTTTTGTTAATAAAAGATGTATTAAATTTGTTTTAACTTCTAACTCTGGTGTTGTTGTTAACTTTAAAAAATCACCATTGTCACCGTCATCAAAGGGAAAATTAACACCATATGTTGGTCTCCTAATATTCATGATTTTTATTTATTCATAAATAGTAAGAAAAATTATTTTATTGTAAACAAAAAAGCCACCGTTTAGGTGGCTTTTCTTGTTAACTTGAGCACCCAAAGCACTCAAATTGACTATTTTCTGGTTTTTTGGGTACCGCTTCAGTTGCACTACCCGATGATAGTTTTGAGTTGTTTTCTATTTTAGATTTGGTTCTGGTATAATATGCACCAGACTTTAAACCGACTTTCCAAGCATACATTAAAGCGCTAGATATTTTAGAATATTTTGCATCAGAATGATAAACATTTAACGACTGCGATTGGTCAACATATTTGTTTCTAATCGCTGATAAATCTAATAACGTTTTTTGTGAAATCTCCCAAACATCTTTATATCTGTATCTTATATCTTGGGGAATTTCATTGATCATTTGTACACTCCCACCATTGGCGATAATTTTATTTTTAATATTATTATCCCATATACCTAACTCATCCAATTCATTTACAAGGTGTTTATTTATTACCAAAAATTCGCCCTGACCAACTCTTCTAGTAAATAAATTTGACGTTACTGGTTCAAACGACTCAAATACACCCAGTAATATTGCAGATGACGCTGTTGGCATTAAACCAAGTAGTAATGAATTAAGCATCGGTATTGGTTCACCATTTGATAATGGGCTCCACCCCTCAATATATGTTTCACCTTTTGAATAAGGGCTACCATCCCACGAGGGATAATTTCTATTTTGCTCTTTAGCCATGTTCATAGATTCAGTAACCGCAGCTTTGTACATTGTCTCGAAAATGTCAGTGTTCCATTTTTTGGCCTCCTCACTTTCAAAAGAAATCTTTTTCTTTGCAAAAAAGTCAGCTAAACCAGCTACACCAATCGCCAAAGATCTTTGATCCAACCCAGCTTTTTCACTCCAATCATCACTCCACTTATTTTTATCAATAACAGCGTTTAGCGCTCTAACCATGACTTTTGTACTCTTAGCTATACTTTTCAAATCATCGTGTTCAGCTAGGTTAATTGAACCTAATGTACATTGTGATGTATAACCTGGTTTTGATACATTTGTAATTTCAATACAAAGATTACTTTGTTTAACAACACCAATATTATTTTGCATGTTTCTTTTATTCGCATTGTCTTTAAAGAATACATACGGTCTTCCACTCTCAACCTGAGCCTTAATAATCGCATCCCAAATTGTTTTTGGGTTTATTGGGGTGCCAATACCCAATTCAACAGCTTTATTATATAGTTCCACAAATTCATTACCCCAAGTATCATGCAGTGGTTTTAAACCAGCTTTTTCAATATCATTGGGGCAAAATAAATACCAATCTTCATTATTGGTTAATTTTTCCATAAACAAGTCGTTAACAACAACTGCGGTAAATAAATCTCTGGTTCTCATTTGCTCGTCACCGATTGGTAGCGTCAATTCTAAGAAATCCATGATATCTCTATGCCATAAAGAAAGGTATAAAGCACAACTGCCAGAACGACTACCTTGTTTGTAAAATCTCATTTTACTTTGTACCATATCGGCTAATCTGACAACACCACCAGCATTCCCATTAAATGAACCGACCATAGAATGGCGACTTCTCAGTGGATCGATTAACATACCAATACCAGCACCCTCTTTAGATGCGTAAGATATTTTTGTAAGCGTATCCTCAATCCCATCAATACTATCGCTATGTAATGTGGTCAAATTACAAGAAATCATTCCATTTCTTTTGTCAATCCCCGCATTTGTGTATATCGGTGTTGCAAAGTTCATTCTTTTGTTTGTCAGTTCCTCAACAAACATTTTAAAATCTTTATCCGAACTTGATAAGTGTTTTGCCACTCTATTATACATACAAGAGGGTAATTCTATTGGCATACTACCTTCTTTCATTGAATATTTTTTCAAGAATGTTGTTGCCGCGAAGAAATCATAGGTTAAATCAACTGGTTGTAATTCCTTACCAATTAACTTTGACTGTCTACTCAAAAGTAATCTACCACCTAAGGTCGAATAATCTGGGTGGTTTATTACTTTGTCGGCGGCCTTAAACGCAATTAGTTCATCCAATTCGGTGGTTGTCATACCATCGTATATCAAAGGAATAACTTCTTTGAATAACGCATCACCATCAACATTTAAATCTTTTGAGTTATTTTTTATTCTGCTCAAAATTTTATTAGGCATAAAAGCCTGAAAATCACCGTTTCTTTTTTTAATCCTCATCTCTATTTTTTTTAAAAATCATCATCAAAAATACCATCTGTTGTAGTTGGAATATCCACTCTAGTGTATTGTCCTATTCTTTGTTCAAAGAAATTATTTTTAGCGGACAAACCAATTCTTGCCATGTAATCCAAAGGGTTGTTCGTATTAAACTCTGGTTCAATACCAAAGTCCTTTAAAACAACATCAGCGACATATCTAACATATTGTACCATCATGTCTGTTGTTAAACCCATAAGACCATTTGGCATACTTTCTCTAACAAAAACCTCTTCCACCTGGCAACAAGATAAAATAATTTCACGCACTTCTTCTTTTGGTAATTTGTTTGCAACGTAATTGTTATATAAATTAACCGCAAATTCGTAATGTAATGTTTCATCACGAATAATTAATTCATTCATACCCGCCAAACCCTCCATTTTATTTCTTGAGCGGTACCAAAAAACTCCCGCAAAAACAGAACTAAAAGAAATTCCTTCAACACAAGCAAACGCGATCAATCTATGAACAAAAGATGGGTGGTTTATCCATTTTTCAGCCCAAGACGCTTTTGCGGCAACTGATGGGCTTGTTTCCATGGAATTAAATAAATCCATCTTTTCTTTCTCGTCTTTCACATATGACTCAATTAAAAGTGAATAACCATTAGCATGGACTTGTTCAATAAACGTTTGATGCCCATAAAAATATTGAGCTTCAAGCAAATCAACCTCGTTCATGAAGTTTGTGGCTAAATTATCAATTACTAATCCATCTGAAATGGCGAAGAACGCTAAAATGTTTTTTAGATATTGTTTTTCAGAATCAGTTAATTCATTGTATTTGTCCTTTGATAGGTCAACTTCTTCAGCTACCCAGGTTTGTTTTTCAGCTTTTTTATAAAACTCCCATAAATCTGGGTGAGTTATAGGGAAAATCGAATACCTTTTTGTTAAGTCGTTACTTTTTAAATTCATTGTTTTTTTGTGTTATTGGGTTAAAATAAATATTCGCAAATATAGTTAATTTGGTTTAATCTTAATAAAAAATTTATTGATTTTCAGTATTATTTTCACTTCCCCTAGATTCTAAAAACCCTCTGTAAAGATTCTTACGTTTATCCACTTGTTCTTTAGCCTTTTGGCTTTCAAAACCCTTTTCAGTTAATTGATCATCGGTATTAATCTTTAACGTACCATTGTCAAATTTACAATTTGGAAAAACCATACCATCACGACCCAATCGATTCTTTAATATTGAGATTGTTGCGACACTGGCTTCTTTTTGTTCCAATGTTTTACCAATACTCATTATAAAGTGTGCAATCTGAGCTTTTTTAAGTGAACCACCCATATTTTCGGTTTTAACCACCTCAACGCTTGTTGAGGCTCGGTTACCTTGAGTTGCTGTCCAACAAGCAACACCAACCTCTTCAATCATTGTCTCAAGAAGTCGCATAACTCTACCCTCACTAGCCCATTCATCATTTGTTGTTGAGCTGTATTCTTTTTCAAGTGAAATACAATCAATGTAATCTAAAACCAATAAATCAATTTTATGACCTCTAGAATTTAATTTCTTTATGATATTTTTGATTTTTGTTATTGTGACACCATCAGCGGGTAATTTTTGTAGGAATAGGTTATTCTTTGGTTCTTGCCCGTTAACTTTTCTATTCTTAAAAGCCTCCAACCTAGATTTAACCCAAGAAATACCTTCTTCGTCAGATAATTTATTAAGTGGTACTTCAGTTATAAGTGTATAATGTTTTCTTTGTATTGATTTTTCTTTGTCTTCAAAAAAGACTTGTAAAACATTTCGGCCATCCTGATAAGCTTGATTGGCGACTTTTGTTAAAAAGGTTGTTTTACCAACACCAAGTGGAGCGATAACCAAAGCGAGTTCACCACTAGCAATACCACCACCCATAATTTCATCGATACCACTAATGCCACATTGTATTGGATCCCTGAACTCATCAGAAAGTACATTATCCATATCCTGGAAAAGTGTTATAGAATCCTGAGTGTCCTTAAAGATCAATGCATCCTTTAACCTTTTTTCGATTTGGTCATAATCCTCAATAACACCCCTTTCAACTTTTTTAGATATTTCTTGGATTACACTTTTAAGTGATTGCATTTTACAGAACTTAACAACGTAATCTTGTATGTTTTTATTTGTAACTGTTCGGCTTTCAACCTCTTGTAGTGTATCTAAAACTTGTGTTTTAAATGTGGGGTCTGGAATTTCAACATTAATCTCAGTTCTTAAACCTGGAAAATTTATAATAGCATTATGTTTTGTATAATACTTTTTAATCAGGGAGATTATTTTTTGAAAGGCCTCGGTTTTAAAGTGAACCGTATCCAATGTCTCAACTACGGTTTCACCAAATTTTGGATCAACTATTATTTCATGAAACAAATCTAATTGGAAATCTGGCCCGAAGTCCTCTAATTGTATAGATTTTTGTATCATGATATTAAACCGCTAAATCGTACTGTAAATATTTTGTTTCTAGTCTTTCATTTTTTTCAGATAAACATTTCTGTATTCTTGTTATCATATCGTAAATATGCTCACGAATATCAACGGTATACCTTACTTTAACTGGATAAATTGTCGCATCCCATTGTCTGTACGCAATAACCCTATCATCCATTTTAACAATAATTTTCATAACATCTTTAATGTCGTTTTTTTCAAATCCAGAATTTTCATAAAAAGCTCTTGAATTTTCTGTCATGAAATCTAAGGTTTTGTTCTTCATATGAAGTTGGATTATATGCTGATTGTAATCAATAGCATCTTTAAAGTTTAAAGAGTTAATTGCGCGATTATTAAAGCCAATAACGTTGAAATAACGTTGGACTATAATATTGTCATTAAGGTAAATTGTAAATTCAAATTTTCTTTGCTCTTTTTTAATTTCTTTTTTTGCGTTCATAATTTTAATTTTTCGTTTGTTCGTAAATTTTTTTTTCCTTGTTTATAATAGTAATAAAAGTTGACCAGAAAACAAAGAACCCGTCATCATATTTTGGTAAAAAATTTAATAATTGGTCTTCTTTCATCATTTCCATAATCTTATTTATACCACCTCGACCTTCTGGCGACAATGGTTCGTTGACCATTTCCGTTATAGCATTTTTTAGGTCTTCTGTTACATTTGGCGTTTCTAAATTAATAACTTTACCCATAACACTAAAATAATCGGTACCATATGTCCCCCATTTCGTTTTACCCTCTTTTATTGTGAGAAGTTTTTTACTATCTGGGGATTCCGTTAATAACTCATCAACTCTGTTAATAACCCACTCATGATCTTTTGGCTCTTTTTTTAATTCAGGAAACATTTTAAGTACAGTTTCTTCACCTATCCCCTCAAGACCAGATATGTTATCTGATATGTCGCCAGCAATCATTTTAATCAACCCAACATTGGAATAGTGGTAATCAAAATAATTTTTGAAGTTGTCTTTATTGATGACAGCTTTTTTACCATACAAATACACCTTTGTATCTGGTGCAATCAACTGAAGTAAATCTTTGTCGTTTGTGTAGATAATTTTGTTCTCATTTGATGAATTTTTAACATAATGAGCAATGCCATCATCAGCCTCGCAACCATCAATCTCAACTTGTCTTATAAACAATTCTTCAAGGTATTGTTTTATCCTGATTCTTTGTCTATCCAAGTCGTGTCGTTCATCAATAGTTACTTTATCATTCCTATTCATTTTATAGTATGGATAGTAACCTTGACGGTAAACTTTTGAATTTTCACCCTCCCAGAAAACAACAACTTTGGTTATGCCAAAGTCCTGGTAAAATTTTTTGATTGTGTTAACAAAGTGAAATATGGCGCCAACGCTTCCGTGTTTAGTTTGCACTTGTTTGGCGCCATAAAACCCTTGTTTTAATAAAGCCTCACCATCAATCAGTAACGTATTAATCTTCGTCCGAATAGGCAATGGCCTGTTTAACTTCATACTCCTCTAATTCAAAATTTGTATCACCCATTTTTGATGCCCAGTAATCAGCTGTTTCTTTCTTGTACTTTTCCAAGGCTTCTTTATTATCTCGTTTATCACTTGTGATAAAACCATGTGGTGTAACTACAATTTGTGAATCAGCGTATCCTAGTCCGTTGATGTGATTCTTGTCAACGGTAACTTTTGTTCTTGTGGCAAAATTAATCTTTCTACCATTCTTAGTGGCATCAATTTTAGAAATACCACCATCAGCTTCATTACCAAAACGGAAAACCAATGTGGCAGCTTGGTAAACAGCCTCACCACCTTTTGGTTTAATTTTTGGTTGACCCATTGGCGAATCTGGTAATTTAACCCAAGGTAGGTTACAGATAACCAAACCATTCAAGTATTGTGAGTTTTCTTTTCTACTGTTGTTAATTCTTTGGTTAATACCCATGTTAATTTTTTCTGCAAGAACTCCAGCGGTATGTTGTTTACCACCTTTACCCTCCCAGGTCATTTTACAAGGTACAGAACCAACTGAATCCCAGAAGAAACAAATATCATAAGGAACATTTCCTTTAGCTTGTTCATCCAACACATAATTTATGTAATCGGTAATTTGTTCCACGTATTCAAAATCATCACGATAGAAGAAAAACCCTTTCCACTCACCCTGATCATCTTTGTAACAATCCAAACCCATTAGTTTGCAATGTTCAAAACTCCATTTTTTCTCGGTAACCAAAAATATTGGTAAAATCCCTTTTTTCTGCGCATCAATGGATGATGCAATTAACGCACTCGTCTTTCCCGTGTTGGTATGTCCGAGTAACATGTTAATGTGACCCATACAAGGGCCAGGTACACCAGATGCCTCTAAAAATGCTTCACCGCAAGATAGAAACAAATCTGGTTTATATTTTGTTGTTGTACTCATTTTCTTCTGAAGATCATCAAAAGAAAATTCCTTTTTCTTTACTGCCATATTGATATATTTTTAAAAATTAATTGTGAAAAAAAGGGCACTATAAGAGCGTAAAATCTCCTATAATGCCCATATATTTGTTTTAATTAGAACGGTAGATCATCAGTGTCCAACGTCATTGGCTCACCCGAATCATAACCCATACTATCATTGCCAAATGTTGTCGGTACTGGCTCACTTACTGGTTGTGAATAATTTGTGGATTGTGGTGCATATGATGGCGTACCAGCGTCATCAATTCTAGCAACAAATTGCTTTGATTCGCTATCCCAAACAGGTTCAGAACCCTCAGCAACAATTCTCAAAAACTCAATAGGTTTTTTTCTGTAAACATCTCTCCAAGTTTGTTGGTCGTTTAACCAAAGTTCCATTTGTGCTGGATCTTGACTAACTGGTGATGTCTCATCAAAAATGATTTGTGAAACTTTTGTGTACCCTTTAGATTGGTCACGAACAACACTGATAACAAGGTCTTTTCCAGCAATAGGATTAAAGAATGCACCAGAGCCTGGATTTTTATCGTTCATGAATTTCATCATGGGTTGAATTTTGTCCATGATTCCTGAACCATCATTTACTTTAGGGAATCTCCAGAATTTAACTCCCTCGTGTTCTTTTCCACGTTCAATACCTCTAACGATATAGAAGTCACGTGAACGGTAATTGCTTGCGATTTTTTTATCTTCAGCATCACCCTTGATTAAAAGTTTGTACATGTCATTAAGAGGTGATTCTTCACCGTCTTGAGCTGGATCGTACAGTTTATTCCATTTTTTACCAATCTTAAGATTGTGGAATTTAATGATGTCGTACCATTTACCCTCAGTATCCAATGGTAAAATTCTAAAGACACGTTGTCCTGAATTTTCTTTTTCACCCAATGCTAATGTAAAGTACTTGGTTAAGTCAACCTCTTTTTTTTCTGTGGTTGTTGCAGAGTTTTTTGATTTTTCGTAGTCGGCCAGTGAGTTTTGAACAGCCTTGTTCCAATCGATGTTTTTAAAGTCCATAATTAAAAAATTTAAGTTTATTATGGTACAATATTAGGCAACGATTTTCAAAAAGTCAAGTGCCAGACAAAAAAAAATTTACGTGTTGAAAAGTTGTCTCTTTACTTTTTTACCCACCAACATTACCCCATGTGGGCTTGTTGTGACTGATACAGAGTTTATTGAATACTGATTCAATACGAAAGCCCCAGGTAAAACCAATTGGGTACCGTTAACAGTTAAAGTGGTGACATCATCATAAGCACCTAAAAAAATTATACTATGTATTGAATATGTGTGACCAGTGTCGGCTGCTTGAAGTGCCGCGATCGATTGTGTTCCGCCAGATGTTATTTTTTCTGTATATAATTCAGCTTGTATCATAGTCTGTTAAATGGGTTTTCTGTTGGTATGTTAAAGCTCTTTTTAATGTCCATATCACTATAATCGTTCATTATGGTATCAAACATAGACATTTTAGATGAATTTTCCAAATCAGTCTGCGTTTTAGCCCCAGTACCTTTATTATAATCATCAATTGATACATTAAATGGGTAAGAATCTTGGGCCAAAGCCTTTCTTCTCTCTTCTTCAGTTGGTGGCCTCATAAGCTCAACTTGTTTCGCTAAAGATTCCATTTTACCGATTAAATCATCCATTTTGGTTAAATTTGTCTCTATTTCGGAAACTTTACCCATAATGTCGTTGATTTTTTCTATACCACCAGCTAAACCTTCAATTTTGCTCTTGATATCGTTTGTGCTATTCACCAATTCTGTCACATCAACCTCAGTAACATCTTCAGCTGGAGCTGGCTCTTCCACTGGTGCATCAACTGGTGCATCCGTAGCAACGTCTGTTGGTTCTGTTGCCATTGGTTCCTCAGCTGGTACCTCAGCTGTCGCATCGACAGCAGCGTCAACTGGAGCTGCGTCAATTGGCTCTTCAGCTGGTGCAACTTCTTCAGCTTCATTATAGAATCTATAAGAAACCTCGTCAATTGCCATTTTATCTTGATATGCTATAATAGCATTAAAGCGATTAATTTCGCTTTCCAATACGGTATTTAATTTCTTATTCATCTTAGAAACATTCTATTTGAGTGGCTAATCGGTGTTTCTTCTCTTAAAAGTTCTCTACCATCTTCAACCACTAATTTTTTTTCGATTATTTTTCTTTCAATTAAACCATCAGCGGTTTTTATATAACAAACACCAGATTTTAAATCACACACTTCTTCACCAACCTTTGGTTCGCTCCCTAAAAAATCATTGATTTTATTGTTTATGTTATCCATAAATTGTTTTCTTATAAATATCAGCTAAATGATAAAAGTTATGTGAATGTTTTTAATTTAGTGGGGTGTCTTTGTTTTAATTTTTATCATACCAAACTATTAAACTCACTAGAAGCGGTATTATATATTGATAATTTAGAGTTGTAAGTTTGACTACCCTTAGTATACTGAGCTTTAGCCACTGGACTCCACCATGAATTTATATATGTGGATGTCCATTTATCAGGATCGCTACCACTAAACCCTTTGGCTTTTACTCTGTTAGCCATAAAATCTAAAAATGATTCATCATTGGCAAATATAGCGAAGGATCTCCTATTACCACCGCTATCAATACGACTATACTGACCTATAATACCAGGTGCCCCCCATCTACCACTATCTGTTTGTACACCAGCATAATTATAACCACCAGCAGAATTAAATGATTTACCAGATTTTGAAGCCTCCGCAACCATAATTGCAAACACAGCTTTACCTAAATCACTACCGTATTTAGTGTTTAAATAATTAACCGCTGTTTTATACGGTAATTTATTTGAAGGTGGTGGTGGGTCGGTAAACGGTAGTTCTGGGTATGATGTTTTATAATTTGTTGCTACGGTTGTATTTGAAGCAACTGGTTCAAATCTTAAAATAACAGTTCTTGTTGGATTAGCTATTTTACCATCATTATCTATTGTTAATGTAACCCCATTTGAAAAATTACCATTCTTAACTTTATCTGAAAGATTACCACCAATAACATTTACAGTTTTACTACTTTGATCGATATTTGTAACACAATCACAGTGTGAATTTCCAACAGAATCCCAATCATTTAATTGAACAACTATTTCTTTGTAATTTGAATCCTGGGCGTAGCAAAGAATATCGCCAATCTGAATAGGTGTATCTTTGCTTGAATAAGCTTTCCAAGAAGTTTTTGTTTTCCTAATTGTGTTCACATAAACATTATGACTAGCGCTATAAGGAAAGTCACTTGGTTTTGGCGCCGCTGTTTTAATAATGTAACTTATAAAAGCGGCTGACCAAGGATCGCTTGAACAATTAAATGACGTCCAATTAACAGCCGCCCAATATTCTTTTAATAACGGTTGTGCATCTTTATCACATTCTGTTAAATTAACCCATTTTTCTCTTTCTTGATCAGCGACTCTAACCAATTCATTTACGAATCTAACAGCTTCAGTTGATTGGCCTGAACTAGTTTGTGGCGTATAAATATTTGTTAATTGTTCTTCTCCAGCCGAATCTAATTTATACTCACTATTAGCCTTTGTACTTAATTTTATATTACCAAAAGATCCATTAGAATCGCTTGAGAAAAACGCAATTTTATAATCGTCAGATGAGCCTTGAACGGCGCCAAGATATTTTACTTTAATTCCAGATTCGGTTGATTTTTCTATTGATTTATTTTTTTCTTCCCACTCTTTATGTTTTTTATCAAAAATAGCGGTGTATTGCTCGTAAAATCTTTGATTTACAGCGCTATCACTACCTAGATCTTCATATTGTACATTGCCTTTTTGATCGTTTAAATTAAATTCGTGTATTACGTCTGTTGACCCAACATCATTAACAGATATACTTTGTGGATTACTCAATAATCCATAATAGATTGCTTCTTTTGCATAAATCCCGCTCGATGTGGTTGGATTTCTCGGTACTTTACTCCATATATCGTCTTTATCAGCGGTGTAGCTGCCAGATGTGTTGTCTTTTAAATATTGTATATATTCAGATTCGGTTCGTTTACCATCTGAAATAAATAACATAAACTTTGCTGCGGCTGGGCTACATTCATCTAAAAAGTCTAATATGTCTTTAATTTGATCGAGACTCTTTTTTATTGGTTCTGGTGAACCGCTTGTTTGTGTTTGTGTGGTCGTATTTTTAATATTTGCGGCTTCAAAATTATTTATTACCCCGTTAGTGCTTAACGATTTAAATAAATCATAAACATCCGAATGTACTGTATCAGTTTCATTTTTCACACCAATTCCATATAATTCTGTGTTTGCAAAAATAGCGCTGTCTTTACTATCAAAGAAAAATGTCGCCGTTTTTATTGGAATCTCACTACCCCTTTTATCCAGTTCGGTTTCCATACTAAACGCAAGTCTATCGCTATTATCTGATATCGTGGCGCCACTTTCATTTACAGCTTTTAAATCAAATACGGTACCGTCAAATAATTTTGACTCATTTAATGTCGTATTACTATTTGTCTTAGCCTCATTACCAATTTTATTTAATAAATCACCCAACTCACCAACTAAAGAAAAAGATGCGTTTTCTTTAAACACTTTTGAAAGTGATAAAGCACTTCCACTATACCTACTGTCGCCGCTAGATGCTTTTTGATTCATTATACCGATTGCTACGGTTTTCATATTTTTTACAATTTCTTTTGGTGAATCTGTATTGCCTAATAAGGCTTTTGAATAATTGTACAATACGTTTACCAAACCAAGATTTGCATCATTTTTAGCGTTACTTTTGGTCACACTAAATATAAAAGCACCAATAACTTGTATTCCAGAAAAACTATAATATTTAGTTGAATCGCTACTTAAACCTTGTAATACGCTACCAAATGGGTCGTTACTATCACTATCATCACTATAAATTTTTCCTGACGTGTTTGGTATACCTTCAGTAACTATCGTATTTACACCAACCGCCGCATCAACTAAAAGTTTTGCGTTTTTTCTCATTAATGTTAAAAGTTCCCTTCTAACATCAATTTTTGATGCTATTGGTTGTCTTGCACCTTGAAATGTAGTAATCATTGTGTTTGGTTGTATGTCATGGGCAACATTTGTAATCCAATATGTTCCATGGAACAATGGTACGTTTCTAAGGTAAAAATAACTTAATGGTTGTATTGTTGAATTACCTAAACTAGTTACCGTGCATGTAAATGCTCTTTTTTCTAGAATTGGGAATAAATTTGTTGTTTGTAAAGTTGTTTCTGTTTTATTAACAACATCCACCCAAGTTCTTATACTTTCTTCTGTATCATAAAATTCAGCGGTATTTAGTTGTACGCTAGTAAACATTTGTTGTTTTTGGCTACCAAAATCAACGGTAAAGCAAGTTACGTTTGATTTTTTAACATCATCTGGTGCATTTTCTGATTTAATAGAAATTTCTTTATTATCATCATAACCAATATCTAAACAAAAGGAATTTAAGTTATCATTTTTCATTGATTGAACGACACCTTCGTTTGTATCTAATTTAGAACCTATGGTACCTAATTGAAAAATGTAACCTGGATACCCAGTTAAACCACCAAATTTTTGTGATTGTCTACTAGATGTCCCCAATAAATCCGTATCAGTATGTACGCCAAATAATTGATCAACAATATCATAGATCGATTCATCATCGTCATTTGTTGCCGATATTGCACCATTAAGATTTATATAATTTGGTATTTGTTGAAACATAAACCCATTGGCTTCAGCTAAACCACTAAATAAATTTGAAAAACTTTTGTTTGTTAAATTGTCAATTGTTAAATATTGGTCATCTTGGGCTTTGTTTGGGTTTTTATCAAAATCAGCGTACAGATTTTGATAAAAAAACGATAAATCGGCAAGTACATTAACACCAATATCATTATTACCTCTGTCGACTACCTTAAAAATTTCATATAAATCGTAATTCGTATCTTCTTTTTTATTATCATCACAATATCCAGGATCTATTGAATAATTGTAAAATAATTTATTATTAACTAAATCCGAAACTTCTAATGTTTTAATTTCTTGAATTTTAGTTGGTAAAAATATCGGTGAGCTTCTATTTTCTTCAACAAAACTGGTCGATATTTTTTCATACATTGATTTTATATTATAGTAAGTTCGTTTTTTAATTTCGTCTTTTAAATTTTCTTCTTCAGATTCTACTGTATATGGATTATTTGCATCATTAGGTAAAGTTTTAGCTTCCATAGCTTCACTAAATTGATTCAAAAATGAATTTAACCCACCAACCGTTGAGTTGTATATTTCGGTGTTGAAGTATTCAAAAAAAGAATTACAACTTGATTCTAAATCCGCTACCTTATACGCATCAAATTCTGTATATTTTGGAGTTTCCTCTTCAATCTCAAGATTATTTTGTGATGGGATATTTGGATTAAAAGGAGGGACATATACTGTCGCATCACGTGGATTCGAATTATTACCTTGAAGTCTTAATACATTTTTAGTTCTTGTATTAAAAGATACTTTATTACCGTATGATTCTAAAAATTTATTCATTGATATAATACCATTGTTAGGTAAAAAATCGTAGTTTAAACTATATCCCGTATATCTTATGTAAGATCTTAATAACTTTAATAACTGTTTATAATTATTTTTAGTATATTTTATGTTTAAATATTTAAAAAAAGTTTTTACACAATCAAAATAAAAATTATTAAAATTTTTATCAGATGTATCAGAGCTTGTATTTGCGATCAAATGATGTAATCTACTATACAAATAAGATTTATTTAATTCTTCTATTTCTACTTTATGGGAAGGAGCATCAACATTTTCGTATGGCGGAACATATTGGTCGGAAAATAATATTCTTCTAGCAATTAATTTATTAAAATTTTGATCTGTAACACTGCTATCTTTTAATGCGGTTTTTAATTCATCGTAATTTGATGCATTTGTAAATAACACTTCTGGTGATGAATGAAAATTATGTAGGGATAATTGAAAATCACCCAGTTTTGTAACAGAATCGATTGTTGATTTATTTGCTATTGTTATATCATAAGAACAAAATTGATCGGCGATAGATTCACATCTTTTTTTCTGAGTTTGCGTTAAAACAACATTAAAAAATTTGGATATGTTTGCTTTAGCCACAAATTCATAATTATACATTGAATTACCAATTAACATATATGAGATTTCGTCTGTGGTTAGCTCTATACCCGTTTTAGGGTCTTTAAATTTACCGCTAGTTACAGCTTCCTTTATATGTTCAGATGCCAATATTGTTGATGATTTAACTAATGAGTTTAAATTAAATGTGTTTAACGTATTATTTGGTGTTAATTTTGCAAATTCCTGAAATAAAGTTGAAAATTCTTCTAATTTTTCAATGTTAACTGAATCTAGTATTCTACTAAAATCGTAGTTATTTATATAACCAGATTCAATAAAAGATGTTAAATCTTCATAATCTGATAATTGTGGTGTTGTGTTTCTAAAATAACTTATATTATTTTCACCTGGATAAATTGATAATGTAACACCATCTTCAAAATCATATGTTTTTTTATCATCCGTACTTTTATCCATACCCAAATGCGTACCTAAACCAGTACTTTCAAACCATAAAAATCTTGTTGTATTTTTTAATATTAAAGAATTATTAAAGTTAGAATTTTTTAAAAACAAAAACCTATCAAATCCGCTATGCACTAAAACTCTACTCAACGTTGGGTCATATCGGTATGATGTAGCATCCGCTCTTGACTTAAAATTGGTGGCCAACACTTCACGTTGATTCCCATCAAATAATGGGTCTACTACTTTTCCTTTTGTATTATGTCTACCATCCAAACCAATTGTGGTATTTTGCGGATTCCAAGTTGGTTTATCATTTATGGTGTAAAAATATTCGGCCTGAGTTGCCTTATTGTTTTTATTCCTAATACGATAGCCATCATAATCATAAATACCCAAATCTTCCCCACCTTCTTTTGAATACAACAATAATAAATTATTTGGTGTTAAAAATCCACCAGCAGATGGATACAACGCAAATATACCAAAGGATGTTGGGCTAATGTTTTTATAAGAATTATCAACTTTTAAATTTATTTTTTCGATATCCCAAATTTTGTATAAGAAATTTGTTAAACTATTTATTTGCTCATCTTTTGTTGAATTTTTATCATTTAAAGAAGACATTAAAGTGGTGTCAGATAAAACTGAATTTTGATATGATCTGAACCCATCGTCACCAAACTTTAACCTATGTATCAAATCATACGCATGTGGTGTAACTGTTTGGTTACCTATTTTATCTTTTTTAATAACCTCCCTGAACGAGGTAAAAAATACGTGTGAAACCAAAAAATAAAAATCGCATAATTTTTGATCGGTAGATGAAGAATCGTTATAAGCACTTTCAATATTATTAACTTCACATAATGATTTTATAGCATCTTTTAACAACGCTTTAGTACCAAACTGACCACTTAAATAAGCCGCTTTTAGTTTTGAATAGACGATAAAAGATTTTATATAACCAGTTAATAAAGTATTTTCGTTTGTGTTACTTTTTTTGAGTTCTTTGGTTGCTGACTTTAAATCAGAAACTAATTGATTTAAGTCATATGGTACGTTTTTCACGCATAAATTTCTATAAAAAGCGGTAAATTCAATAAAATCAGAATTATACGTTTTAAAAGGTTTTAATATACCAGTATAACCCCCAGCTAAAACATGCTCAACACCAGGTTGCCTCTCTATTTTTGACCCATTCAAATAATCACCAAATAATGTTTTATTATACTCATTAAGAAACTTATTTTGTATACCATACCCTGTTGACGGGATTATTGATTTGTCGTTAATTTTTACAGTTTCAATTATATCACCACCATCATTATTAACCCCAGTTTTTATTAAAAATTCTGAATCACCCAGTCCCTGAAACCTATTAAAAATTTCAACATGTGGAAATTGTATTGTCTCGGTGAGCCTGCCACCAGAGCTTTCAGATGAATAGCTACCCGCTTTTCTAGTGTATCGTTTTAAATCATATATATCACGAACAACTGTATCCTCATCAACTCTTTTAATATCATTAATTCTACTAAAAACCTGAGAATCGCTTTGGTCAGTTATTTCCAACTTGTTTTCTTGAAAATAATATAAACCACCTAATAATAAAACAATTGGGTAAGGTATTTCAACAAGTTCTTGATTTTTGTTAAATATTGATATTAATCTTTTAGGATTTAACGCAAAATCAGTTGATTTTATCAGGGTGGCCCCATATGATTTTAAAAACATAAGTGCCATTTCGGGGAAAAAGTTTGTATCACCTTTATCTATTCTTGAACATAAAGAATCTGGCATAGCCGATGTGTTAAGTATAGACTTGTATCCAGCAAAAAACTTACTGTTTTGTAATTGATATTCAATGTCCTCTTTAATTGCAGCTGCTAATGTATCATTTCTTTCAAAAAACGGCTCAAATTGACCACCACTAATGTTACCATTTTTAGGTTCACAAAAGTTATAATAATTACAATAATTTTCTAAATGTTTATTAAACTCCATCTGTTTTATATATTAAAAGTTGTTGTGAAATCTTCAATTGGTTTAGTTATTCTAAAAAATGGCTGATACTCTCCCATGGATATATAATCATCTGTTATTGTATTAAACGTTAGAGATGGTAAGTCTTCAGATCTAGCATAATTTAAACTCCTACTTAAATCCGAATTAATCGATATATTTTTTAAATTTTCATTCATTGAGGCGTAAAAACCACCAAATACATTATTATTACCTTTTAAAAAAGTAGGTTTATCTTTATATTTTTCATTGTCAACAGAATTAACTATTAAATCAATTTTTAAATCACAATAATAATTAGTGTTAGGTTTTAAATCAATATAATGTTTTATTTCGGTTGGTTTTTGATCTGAATGTATTGAATAAAGATTTATATTATTATTTGTTAATTTATAGGTTATTTTATCATATAAAAAATTATTACCCACACCAATTAATTTACCAGTACCGTCATCTCTATTAGCTGGCGATTTAAGTACATTATTTAATTTACTAATACTCGCATTATAATTCGATTGTGTGTATGTATTACTAGTATAATTAGATAGTTCTGTAAAAATTGGTTTAAGTACCGATTTTGCATTTTCAACTGTCCCATCACCAAATTTAATGTATTTTAAGCCAAAATTTCCAACATTTGTGTAATTAACACCGTCTTCCGTTAACGTTCTTGTTGCTCTAGCTAAATCATTTGCTATGACAAATTTATTTTGATCGCTAGCCATTTTATCAAAAACATTTTTTGTCACACCAACAATCTCAAATTCAGCAAGTTTTTGTGCAACGTTTGATCCAAAGTTAGTTATAGACCTATATGGTAAACCAGAATAAGCTGAAAATAATGAGTATTTACTATATAACTCACCTAAAATTCTACTAGTTTCTTTAGATGGGTATACCGCTAAATCTGGCTCACCGAGTTGAAATAGCGATAGTATATTAGTTGGGTTTGATTGTTTTACCCCTGTTTTTTGTGGACTCGCAAAAGCTTTGATTCTATCCAAAGCTTTATAAATTTCTTCAACAAAATTAACTTCAAACCATTCATTATTAATTGTTTCATTACCTGGATATGCCAATGTTACCCTTTCAGTGCTTTTACCATTAATATATTCTGTTTTTGTTTTGTAATAATTTGGAAATGGCGTGTGTATTATGTTACCAAATTCTTTCTTGTAATCACTAAATTTTTTTTGAATGTTTATTCTTTGTGTATTTGTTTCAAGTTGTCTTAAAGCACTTCTACCCGTAATATCCAATAGTATTAAAAATGTTTGCATATTATTGGATAAAATCCTTAATATGTTACTCATATTTGGTTTATAACCCAAAGTTATACCGATATTATTAATTTGTTCTGTTATAAAATTTTCTTCAACAGTTGCCTGTAATTTTGATATATTTTTAAAAACAATTGACATCATTTCATTGTAATTATCTAAAAAAACAACATTTTTAATATCTTTTGCGTCTGTACCGTTATATAAAAAAATATCAAGAGTTAATATTTTATCTATCTTAAAGTTTTTGGTTGATGTGTATTTTTTAAATAGTAAACTATTGGGGTCGCTTTCTGGGTTATTTGTAAACTGTACTTGTTTAATTTCGTTTATTAAATCATTTGCAAATGTTGTTTCCCCGCCAGACGATGTTTTAATATTGGCTATATTTTTTATAGCCTCGTTCATCGTGTTAAGATATTGAAAAAGTTGCGTTGGGGATTCGTTTTGTTCAACAACCACAAAACTACCACCCTCTTCTGGTATTGGTTGATATAGGATTATATTATTTTCACTAGTGACTATTTTATAATTATCTGGCGAATTTGATATAAAATTTCTAACTGAAGGATCGTAATTCTCTAATACGTTTTTTTCTTTTAATAGAATTTCATTATAATCGATAGCCTCATCGGTTCTAATTGTGTTAATAACATCCGCTGGTATTTTTTTTAACGCCTCAGCTAAATCAAATAATGTGGGGTAACTATCTATTATGTAATTTTCATATTGTTGAATATTATTATTAACCGATTCTTTTATTTTTTGATTTTGTTTATCGTATAATGATGTTAATATTTTTTTACCCAAAAAACTACCATCTTCAAGTTGGTACATATAAGGTGCAACATAAGCATATATTATTAAAAAAGTATTAAATAAAGCAAATATTTCACTTTGAAATTCAGCTGTTATATTATAGTTCCCAGTTGATGGGTCAAATCTTGTATTTGATTTTAATAAAACTAACGGAACTTCAACAGCCTTACCATAATAACCTTTATATGTTAAAAGAAATTTTGGGTAAGGATATGTATAAAAAATATTGTACGGGTTATCTTTTTCGTTACCACGTTCAAATAAAACTCTACCTTGTACATCTGTAAATTGTATTGTAATTAATGGTAAATTACTTGCATTAATTCGTATACTAATATTTGTAATACCAAATGTTTCTGGGTCTAATAAATAATCACTATTTTGTTTGTCATTTGCTGAATCACTTGTAAAAAAATCTGTCCACTCTGAAGTGAATTTTCCTTTATTTCTATACGAACCATCAGCTCTTTTTTCATTTTTTAACGGATTTAAAAAATTTATGTTAATAGCTTCAGAGATATTTTCTTGTCTTCTTGTGTTACCGCCACTATTAACAACAGCAGATTGGGGTCTTTTATAAACTTTTAATGACGCATATATTACCAAATCTTCTTGTTTTACATATCGATCAACGATTTCATTGTACTGATTAACAACTTTGTTTGGGTCGATAACTAAAACACCCTGATTTTCTTTTCTTTTTAAATCTTCGGGTTTTAATAAATAAGGATTTGTGGTAACTTTACTTACACCATCAACAGAATTACCACCTTTTTTAAATAATATTTTTTCGTTAATTCCGTTAATCGCCATAATAATCTAATCGTTGAACTAGTTTTCTTTCATATTCTCTTAATGTAACATCCAATGGTTGTGGTATTCTAACCGCTTGACCATCCTTAATGTTCCACTCTAAACCACCAAATTCGGGATTCGCCATCAATATTAACCAAGAGTAATAAGGTACTCCATAATATTCTTGACTAACTTTATCTAACCTGGTTTTTCTAATGTCGTAAATTATCATAGTATCCGTACTCTTTTCGTCCAATTTGACAAAAGGGGGTGATATGATTGTTTCATCATTATTTAATTTTTTATATCTGTTGTAATACCCTGACATATTATATTATACCCAATTCTTTTTGATATTTATTAAATTCTGTTTCGGTTGCTTTTTCAATAATTTCTGGATCCTCGCTTTGGGATGTAATATTAAACAAACCTCTTGTATTTGTAAACAAGATATAGTTATATAGTGAACTACCTTTAACTTCATAAGTGTCTTTTATAACAACAGTATAGTCGTCAACACCACCTTTTAATAGTTTATTGGCAATAAAGTCTGGTTTAAAAATGGTGTATGTTTCATTATCAATTAATATCTTATTTAGTTTTTTTACTACATTTTCTTCATTTTTAATGTATTCGTTATAAAGTGGATTAGTTTTTTGATTTGCAGCTGTCACATAATCTTTTATAATTGTAAATATAGACGTTAATATATTATCAATTTTAGCTAATTTTTTATCCTGTTGTTGTTTTTTAGCTTTTTCGTTTCCTGTGATACCCTTTGTTGGTTTTTCAGCTAAAATCTTTTTAGATAAATCGGCTTTATCCGTATCACTTAAATCGGCAAAAATTTTAATAAAAAATAGGTCTATAAAACCACTTAAATTTATTGTATCACCACTCATTGTGTTATAGTTTGTTGAACTTTGTTTTGGTACAAATTGTATTAAACTTTTTGGTATAATATAGTTATATGGTACAAAATCATTTATTTGATTTATAATTGATTCGGTTACAGTTCCAGCTGTACTTCCAGTACTTAATGTGTAATAACTTATATTTGTATTTACAAAATTTGCGTTATCACCATAATAAAACAAACTGGTTAAATCATTAGCGACTACTTGCGTATAAAAATCTTTAGACTCATCAAATTTTATATCTAAATCAAATTTTTTAGACATAAAATTATCATTTAACATTATATCTAGCGCTTTGTTTGAAAACTCAAAAAATTCATAATTTAATTTTTCAAAGGTATAAGTCATCGGATAATGTTCGGCGTAGGATCCTGTTGTATCGTCATTACCTGTTGGTTGAACGCTCAATGTAGTTGTCGTACCAGGAATTGCGTTTTTATCATACGATAAATTTAATGTAATTCCACTTGTAACCTCAAAGTTTGCGGCTGTTGGGGATAACGAAACGTTATTTTTAATCGCAACAGATTCAGGTAAGCTATTATTAAATGTATATGCGTTACCCGAAATTTGTTGTATTTTTGAATCTTTAGATATTTGTTTAAAGAAATAGTTTCCGTTACCCAAAGACAAAAATTTAAGTTTATTACCGTAATTTAATTCAGAGTCATCAATAACAATTTTAATGTCAGCAAATTCTAATAATTCATAATTATTAAATGACATTGTTTTATATTTGTAATATGGGTCATAACCAAAAAGTGTTTCAGCCGAAGTTTTTAGTTTGTACTCATTCGGTATCACTTCGTATCTATATGTTTTTGTTTCGTCAGTTTTAATATCATAACCATCTAAAACAACAGACAAACCATTTACCAAACTAACCAATTTTCCAGTATTTCTTTCCAAATCACGTAAAACAACCCTTTTTTCTTCAGTAACACCACTAATGTATGTTTTTAATTTTTCAATTAAAAAATCAGTAAATATCTTTTGGTGCGTAGATTCAAAATTTTGTAAATATTGGTCAAAAACATTTTTGCTTTTATCAGTTTTATGCCAAAAATGACATAAATTTAATTTAATCTTAAGAGCCATTTCCTCACCTAAAGCTAAAACAATATCATTTATGTTTTCACTGTAATCAGTATAATTTTTAAAATAAAAACCAGCAACTTCCGCATTTGTCTTTGTTGTGTTGCTTTGATAACCACCTGTAAAGTTGCCTGGATCAAACCTACTTAAATCATCGAATGTGCCAGCTGTTGAAACTAACGTATTACCATCACCAATTTTATACATATAATTTTGTGGATTAAGATGTAATTTTAATGGCGATAATTTAGCCGTTTTCATTTGATCGGATAAATTTTTATTTAATAAATCATACGAGCCATACTCAACATAATTTCTTTCAATAGCTTCTTTATCAAAAATAGTAAATAAGTTATACTTACCATTTGTTGTACCAGTTGTTATACCAGTTATATCATTAAAAACATCATCGTTATTTGGAAGTAAGCCCATCTCGGCTAAAGGATCCGTAAGGTCAATACCCTGATTACTTGTCGTTGAGCCAGTTGTGCCAGTTATTATATTATTTGAATTTGTTTTTGTTAACCTTTTATTATAGTTTTTATTTAAAACCAAATCCATTAATGTCATGTTTGAATCCGTAACTGTGTTAAAATTCATATTACCATTAAAAACTTCAGCATATGTTTCATAAAGTTGTTTAAATATATCCCTATAATGTACCTCATACCAATTAAAGTAGGATTTGTCCAGATATTGATTTGGGTTGTTTGGGTCTTTCGACACGTTACTAAATTCTAAAACAAACGCCTGTTCTCCATAATTTCTCCACTTTATTTCTTCCCAATACTTTTTATTTGTTACTGGGGCTTGCGATCCATTTAATGTATTCTGAGTCAATAAATCCTTTTCATTATCAGCTTTTCTTAGATAAAATTTACCTTGGTCGGAAACTATTTCATATGGTTGATATACTGTTGATTGGTTATATGCGTTCGCTGTAAACAAATCCATAGAATAATTACCACCTGGTGTCGTTGGTATTCTTTTTTTAGTAATTACACCGATAGTTCCATATGGAACGTCATCAAGGAAATCGGCTGGAACTATTCTCTCAGCAGCAGCTACAATTGGTATTAAATCTAATGTATTATTATCAAAGAAACTTCTTTCTAAATTAATTAAATTTCTTTCAAATAAATCTTTGTTCGCAAATGTTCTATCATCGTAAACATCAGCATTGGCATAATAGTTAAAAGATAACGCATTTTGTAACTCGTCAACATATTTTCTTAGGCCAGAACCACCAATGTATTTAAAACTTAATTGTACATCGGCAATCATTGGTTGTGCCCCAATGCCCTCTGGGTTTAAATCCCAAACAAGTGGTTCATAAGATATGCTCAAATTATCAATTGCGATTTTTGTATGATAAAAATCGCCAATTCTTAAAACGCAAATAGGTGGTTTACCAAATGCTGTGTTTGAAGCATCGCAAGAGTCTTCACCATGTTTTCTTTTTATGGTTTCGCCTGGTCTTAAGCATTGTTGCAAAAATGTTAATCTAGCGTTTAATCCTTCGGGTGTAATCGCATGAAATGCTGGTTGGAAATACTTTAATTTTTGTTTTAAAGAATCGTACATAAAAGGTGTATCTGCTCTAAGTAATTCAAAATAATCACATTCGGTGATCATTTTGTTAATAATTCTTTGCGCAATTTCTCTTTTTGTAACATTTTCGTATGTAAGTGGTTTTTCTTCTTGTGTGATAATCGTAGTTTCAACTGGAATGGCTTCTTTTGGTTTTTTAATTTCCTCTGGCTTGTTGATAACCTCCACTTTAATTTCAGCTCTTCTCGCAAACGAACTTACAATTGATAGTGCACCACAAACAACATCTTTATATGGTCTGTCAATTTTAGCCTCAATTGTGCCAATGTGACTTGAATTAACACCTGGTATCCAATTACCTGTTATTGCTTTTTTAGCTAAAGCGTCTGTCTCAAAACAACAATATTTAACCTTTGTTGTGCTATTAGGGTCTGGTGCGTCAACCGTGTAAAAAATATTTTTATTTGGGCCAGCTGTCTGTGGATTTGGTATCATTTCTTTTATAGCATCCGTTGATGTAATACCTTTTGCTTCAGTTAATACAAAAGTAATCGTATCTTTTGTATCTGGCTTAGCACCATCTCTTTTAAAACTTACAATTGATTGTGTCCCAGTATATAGTTGTTCTAAGTAACTATCAAACCAATCATTAGCCTCAAGTGGGTCATCATTGTCATAATAAATTTTACCCAAATCACCTTTACTAATTACCTTTGTTACTAACCATTTAAGTGTTGAAATAAACCTTCTTCTTGATAATATGTTGTTATAATTTGCCGTACCTTGGTCTGGGCCCAAAGGTGATGCGTGTGTTTCTATTGTAATTTTTAAATCAAATCCTTTATACTTTGGATCGGATAAATCTTGTTCAATAGTTTGAAACTGTTTTTGCATACCGTACCACTTTGGTTTTCCAGATTCGGTTGATTCCATGTAATTTTCGGCGGAATCTTTTCCTATTGTATAATTATATCTAATCCATTCTGGTGGTATTATACCCGATGATCTATAATTATTTTTAATTGCTTCAGCATTATTAGTTATATCAACACCCTTTGTTAATTCATAATATCTTGTAAATAAAATATCAAAAGATTCTATTTTACCAGTATCATATATTGGGCTAATATTTTTATCAAAATCATTAGGCCTTAATGGTACATCATTTTCAAAAAATAAACAATCTCCATCAATTATTGATTTTGGTTTTTCTCTATCAATAGTTATTGTTTGGTCAGCTTCGGGTTGTTTGTACGTTATTACCTTTTCAAGTTTTGGTTTTAATTTTTCATTTGATTTTGTTAAATCAAGATCACCAATAACTTTTTTAAAATAATCAATATCAGATTGTGTGAATTGATTCCATATTCTTGCTAACTCAAAAACATCAAAATCTAAACAACCAGCCCAAAAAGCTGCGAGTAATTCATCAACTTCACCGTCTGTTAATCTTGCTAATTCTTTCTGAGTTAATAAATTTAATATTGATGGGTGATCAACAACAATTTTCCAACTTAATGTTCCAGTTCTTTCTGAATTATTATATGTGTAAATTGGTTCGGGTCTACCTAAAAATTGATGGGTTGTCCAATTTGCAGATGTGTTGTCAGTAAATTTAATATCATATGGTGGAAACCACATAACTCTACCACCATTAGGGCCTTTTTCGCAAGCTGGTAAATCTGTTTTACCATAATAGTTGTTTGCTTTATAATCTCTCCAAGCTAAGTTTTCAATTGAAAACATGTATTTTCTTGCACGTCTTTCACCAAAATATTCAACAACGGCATCACCAGAACCATCACCTAGTCGGCCATAACCAGTATTAACATTTAACTCAGATGGAAATATATTGTAATTACCAAATCTATCGATAACGGAATTTCGCTCCTTTCTTATTAATTCTTTATATCTAACTAAGTCTGTTACTTTATTGTAAGGTTTAATTTTTGTCCAAACACGACAAAGCTCAGCTTCGTTATACATTTCTCTATCACTTCTTTTCCCTGTTGGATCTAAACCTGGAACTAAATAACGATAACCAATAACATCACCTTGTTTATTTAATCTTTCTGTTTTCTTTGGTAATATGGTTCCGTTTGCTCTAGACATAAAATCATAACCATCGTAAAATTTGGTTATGGTTTGATCAATAGGCGAATTAAACACACCAAATTCAGTTTGAATTCCTTTTTCAAGCAATTGGCTTGTTGTGTATAATATTGAACATTCTCTAAAATTACCTTGTTTAAATTTGTTTACACTCAATAATGAGCTAGTACCATCTATGTTAATTGGTACTGGTTGTGCTTTTTGATTTGTTTTGAAATCAAAAGCTTTATCTTGAGCTGTTGATGATTTCCAAATAAAGTGCGTTTTAACCGAACCGTATTCACTCACACCTTGTGGTCTGTCAATACCATCCGTATCAGATCCGCTGTAACCTGGTTCTTCATATTGATTTATAAGGGTTAAATTACCCTTTTTAAGCGATTCGACAATAGCTTGGTTACTTCTAACCTGATGTCCATCGGCATCTTGTAGTAAATAAAAAGGATCGTCATACTTACCTTTATTTCCGATATAATATCTACCCTCTGGTGTTTCACCAGCTCCTATACCAAAGTAACCACCAATTTTTCTTAACTCTTGTAACTCTTCTTGCCCTAAGAATAGTGTTGTTTCTTGATCGGCTAAATAATCTGGTTGGTATTTGTTTTTACCAACATTATAAAATAAAGAATATCTTTGGCCTGAACCAGTTCTTCTTATAAAATACCCATCTCTATCTTCTTTTCTTGTTACTTGTTTACCCAATAAATTATCAATAAATTTGGCAAAGCCGCTTTTTGGTTCGCCGTCTGAATTAAATTCAACAACATTACCAAAACATTTAGGCGCCAAATCATCGTCAGTACTCATCGCAAAATCAAATGCTATTGGATTTGTAACACCAGCTAAACTACCAGCAAATTCTGCGGCTTTTCCTAATGTAGTCGATGCCACACTAATTTCATAATTTCTTTCAAATAAATTAAACCAACCAAACGGATTTCTAACGATATTAGCCGCAGCAATTGGATTTGTTAAAGCTTCATCTAAGTTTGTACCGCCAAGAGTTTTTCTTTCAATAGCACGTTTAATTCTACTTTCAAAATTAAATTTTAACTCTAAAGCGGCAATATTCATCAATAACGTTTCGTTTGTTAACGGAGGCGTTCCACCGTTTAATAAAAACGACATAGGATCCGCAGAATTTGTCATAATTGCTAACGGATTTATTGATGTTTGTATGTTTAAGAATGAACTTGGTTCATATTCTTGTGGCCCAGCATAATTAAAAACACCAGAATTATAAGCATCCACATATGGTTTACTAAAAACGTCTGGTTTTAAACTTAGAACTGTTGGTTCAAATTGATTGATCTCAACTGGAAAATATCTATTTTGTTGTAATTGTAGTTGCAATGCAACTTCTGGCGTCTGATTTGAAAGTAACGATACGCTTATGGCATTTGGTATATTTAAATCGTTAATTAACGTTAGTTTACCAATTGATTGCAATAATGAGGTATATGTGTAACCACCTTGGCTTAAATAATCATATAACGGATCATTTTCTGAAGGGTCACTAATATTAATTGGTTTGTTTTTCTTAAATAATTTTTGTCTTTCTACATTCGCGGCGTTATCAACTGTACCTGGGTTTAACACAACACTGTCACCAATTGATGTGTCTTGACCAATTCCACTAAGATACCCAGAAGATATATTTGCTAAAATATCTGGTGGTGTTTGTAAGTTTCTATTTAAATTCTTTTGTCTCGGATTGATAGAATCAGTCACAACATTACCAGGATTGGTTACGTTATAATCGTTGATGTCAGTTGGTAAGCCTCTACCAGAAAGGTATTGTTGAGTTAAACTTTGATTTGCGGTGATATTACCTATACCAGTTGCAATTTCATTAGGTGTTTGTAAGTTTTTATTTAAATTCTTTTGTCTTGGGTTGACAGAATCGGTCACAACATTACCAGGATCGGTTAATTTAACCGAAGCCTTATCTGTTTTAATAACCGCATCCTTACCTAATGCATCAATATATGCCGCATATAACGCAGCACCACTCAAATCAACCAAACCCAGAACAACATCTGGTGGTGTTTTTAAATTTAATTTTAGAACCTCGTCTCTAAATTGTTCAGAAAATATCTTAAGACCCATTTTATTGAATAAATTTTTATATTAATGGTTGTATTGGTGCAACATTACCATTTTGGTAGTTACCAAAACCCCTATTGTATGAATCCGTAATTGATTTAAGCCTAGAACCAATCAAATCTCTTGCACCATACATTTGATCCCAAGTAACAACTTTTCCATCGTCTGATTTTATTGTAATAACTCCACTATGTTGAACTGCGTTTGTTGAGCCTCGACCACCAGAACCTGCGGCTCTTTCAGCGGCTGCTTGATCTATAAATTGAACCATATCTCCTTTGTTAAATTTAGCGTATGTACCGTCTTTATAAATAACACCATCGTCAAATGCTCCAGCGTCATAAGCATCTATACCAGCGTTAGCGGCATCTAGCCCAATAGATATGGCGGTTCCAACACCTGGGAATGTTGATGCAACACCCGATCCTAAAGCAAGTGCGGCTTGTCCCCAATCACCTTCAGCGGCTTGGCTAATAGCATCTATAATACCTATAGCTAAGCCAACACCTGGTATTCTTTTAGCTATTTGTTTACCAACTAACTTACCAGCTGTTTGCGCCCCTAATTTAGCGCCAATTTTTTTACCAGCAACGGGTATACCTTTTTTAAGTAAAGCTTCTCCAGTCTTTAAACCCGCTTTAGTTGTAAAATTACTAAATGATTTATCACCTTCCATTTTGCCAGCTAATTCAGATTGGGCGTTTTCGCCGTACATGCCTTTGAGAAAATCACTACTAGCTATTGCTTCTTGTTGCATTTTTAAACCAGCGTTTTTCATTTTATCACCCAAACCAAATGGTAATGAATCACCTATAATAGCAAGTAAAGCACCCATACCATTTTTTAATATTGGTGTTACAAATGTTATAATTTCACTGATAATTGGTATCGCAACTTCTTTAAACAACAATCCAAGTGTTTTACCAACCTTAGTCATAAAACTACCGTCACCTTTAAATATCTCTTCGACTTTTTCAAAGATTGATTTTGCTTTATCTAATAATATTTTAAAACCTTCAGCCAAACCATTTGATCCCATGATTTCTTCGGTAACAAATTTAGCTATTCTGGTTCCAGCACCCTCAACCATTTGTAAAAATGATTCAAAATCTGTACTACCAAATAATTTATTAAATACAGTTGAAAATCCTAACATAAATCTATCAACGATCATTGATAATCTTTCAAGAAGATTTTTTCTTTGTATTGCGGCATCTTCATTTTTCTTTCTAGCATCAATTATTGCCTTTAATTGGTTTTTGTCCGTGATATTTTCAAGTAATTTTGTTGTACCATCAGACATTCTTATTTCGTATTTACCCTGTTGGTTTAATTGCATTAAACTTGCAATACCTAAACGATCCTCTTCTTCTAAACCCATTAAACTAAAACCAGCTTTACCGAGTGCGGTCATTTTATCCGCAATCTTAGCTTGTTCTAAAGCAGTATTTTTAAGTTCATTATAATCTTGACCTAATGTTTCAGCAGCTATTTGGAGCATTTTTCTTTCAGCTGGTGGTATAATAAAATCTTTACCACTTTTGATTATAGCACCTTTTACTAAACCAGTAACTCTTTCAGCTAATTTAGCTGGATCATTCATGGATTCAAATGCGAGTTGCATTGGATCACCAAAATTCTCAGCAAATTTTCCACCTAACACTTGCATTTTTGCGGATGCCTCAACAGCTTTTTCTAAATCAGAAAAAGAATCTGTAAACGATTCGGTTGATTTTACAATATCAAATCTAATTGCGGTAGCTTTTGCCGCTAATTTTGTTAAATTATCTAAACCTCTACCAAAACCAATACCACTTAAACTTTCAACAAGACCTTTGTATGTTTTTAATACTTTTGTGGAGTTTAAATTCATTTTAGCGGCCACATTTCTGGCTTTATCGGTTAAGTTAATTGTTCTTTCGAGTGATATACCAATATTATCAAAGCTAGATGCTAATTCAGCGGCACCTTGTACGCCTAAATTTGTACCTAAACCTAATTCAATTAATTGTTCAACCTCACGTTCGTTGAATAATCTATTCTTACCAGTGGTTTCACTAAATGTTGACATTAACATTGCAACATCTTTCATTGTTCCACCAAATTTCATGGCTGACAATGTAAGTGATGCAAAATTATTTAATAAACCCCTCGATTCTTCAGCCGTTAATCCAATATCAGCCGCTAAATTTCCAACTGTACTTTGTATTTCTAAAAATGTATTAAAGGCTTTTTTAAGCGGAGCTAAAACCATCTTAACAAGAATGCTACCAACCTTTATTAAGGTTGATGCGACAGTTCCTAATATAGAAAATACCGAACCTAATACGCTACCAATACTAACCATAACGTCAGATATAGCAGCGCCGACAGATCCCATTCTACCCAACAATGGTATAGTTCTTCTCATTTGTTGTTGTGTAACCTTATTCATTTGGTTATCCAACTTCATTTTGTCTCTTTGTTTCGTTAAAGCATCAGCAAATGCTGTGTCACCTTTTTTTCTAGCTTTTAATATTTTTAACTCTAGTTTTTCAATTAAAGCATCATTTTCTTTAATTTTTTTACTAAACTCTAAATTTTGTTTTTGTTGTTCTCTGATTTTTTTACCAACACTAGCAACTCTCTTTAATACATTTAACCCTTTGACATCGGATTTTAACATATCTTTTCTTGCTTTACCAACGTTCATTTCTGCGGTGTATACATCATTAAGTATATCACGCATTTGTTCAGCATTAACGACACCAGCAGCTAGTGCTCGTTCAAGAACACCGCCAGCTTCAGTAAATTGCCTAAAAAGATCTCCTTGAGCCATTCGTTAAATTAAAAATCTATTGTAATTATTTTTCCACCACTACCTAATAAAGCGTTGTTAATATTATAAGATGATTTATTATTATTTAAATCATTATAAAAACTTCTAAAATCATTTTGATTAAAAGCTCTATTTTTAATTACCATACCAACTAAATCAGTTAACTTATCATCATTAAATATGATTGATATTGATTTACCTTTTAAAAGTACTAAAGTATCACCTTCTAAATTTGTCGATGATATTAAATAACTGAATTTTGAATTAAAAGTATTTTGGTCTAAATCAGCCGCTGGTAAAACCCTGTGAGTTTTCATTAAGGCGTAAATTTTATAAATATCTCTATGGTGTTTTGTTGGTAAATCAACTGTTCTACCATCAATATCAACTCTAGTTGCACCACTACCTCTTAACAATTGATCAGCTGCGTATTGAATCTCTCTTGTATTTTGGTCTGTCTTGGACATTATATTTAATAGTTTTTGATCTCTATCACTTAACCCAAGTCCTCTTTTAACTTTGTTCATTAATTGATTTATGATACCCCTATCATTTGGTTTAAACACTTGTTTAATATCTTGTTGACTACCTTTAAGAACTTCATTAATGTTTTCATCATTTGTTGTGAAATCATTATTTTCGATCATACGTATTCTTTCTTTTATTTTTTCGATAGACATGATTTTTTACTTTTTATATAAATAGTTTTAAATTAAAAAACCCACAAGAAATTGTGGGTTCTATTTATTTTCTTTTAGAATTAGCTTTGGCAACTTCTCTTTCTCTATGTTCCTTAACTTTTTTATTCTCTTCCATTAGTATATCAATAAAAGCCCTTCTCTCATAAACTGGCATATGTAATATATCAGCGTAGCTAAAATTACCGTGTTTTATGAGAATGTAGAACTCATAGAGTATATCTTTCTTATAAGTCGAGGTAAGGCCAAAGAAATTTTGAGGTAATCGGAAGTTCACCAAAAAAAAATTCACCACTTGGCGCTTGGATTGATACATTAAGATCTAAACCTGGTTCATTATCATTAATGTACTTTCTAAGAGCCCCAGAATCACCAACTGGCATCTGATCAATAAATGATTGAATTTGTCCTCTATCTCTTATACCATCAATTTCTGTAACTTGAGCTGTTAATCTCATGGTTAATAATTGAGAAATAGCATTTTGACCAAGCTTCTTTCTTCTAGCTTCATCTTCTTTAACCAGTTTTTCATCTTCATCGGCTGTTAAATATTTAAATTTAACTTTCTTTTTACTTCTTGGTAAGAAAAAATCACATTCACCATTTTCATCTGGATTAATAGAAATTTCTTTAGCCTGGAATTGACTGATATCAATTTCGGTTTCAAATCTTTCCCCAGTCTTAGGGTCAGATAACTCAACTGGATACATTTCACCATAACCAGTAGCTCTTAAAAAGAAGAGAATTGCGTTTTTATCACCAGAAAGCATTTGACCAGCTTTTAAATCTTGGTCGATTACTTTTTTGTCTAACAAAACGTCAATAACTTTACCACTCTGTAAAAGGTTTGGTGATGTCAAGATGTTTTCATCAGCAGCTGTTAAGTAAGCCACTTTAACAGTTGATTTTTTATTTTTGTAAAATTTACCTTGCGAAGGCAAAGAAATCACGTCATGCGCTGGTTCCATAAATGAATTATCCATATAATAATTTTTTTTGTTCTTTAATTATAATCTATTCTTAAATAGTGTAAACTATCTTTTTTTTATTTTTTACCGTTTACTTGAGATTTCACGGTAATTATAGTTAATAATAGAACAATATGGCTAAAAAGAAAAGTAAAATCGGTAAAATGTTTAAAAAAATGAATGGTACATCAAGTCTTGAGACAACCTTTGGTGAATTACTAACTTCGATGGGTGTGTCATTTGAACCACATTTTATCTTTAAAAATAGGGAATATGATTTTTTATTAACTGATTACAATATATTGGTTGAAACCCATGGATGTTTTTTTCATTGCTGTAAAACGCACAACCCAGAACCAAAATACGCTTTCCAAAGAAAAAATTTAAAAAACGATCAACATAAAGTTAAGATTGTTAAGTTTGATAAGACTTACACTTTATTGGTGATTTGGGAACATGAAATGAAAGAAACTAAAAACGTTAAAAAAAAGATAAACGAATTTATCAACAAATACGGTAATCTATTGAATGGATAAAAAAAAGACCCGATTGCTGATCTTACGGTAAGCAAATCGGGTACTGTTATTATCTTTATTACAAAATTAGTATACCAAGATACATCTATCTGGTCTAAGAGTAGCTGTGATTTCAGCAATATCTTCTGCACTGTAATCCAATGAACCAAAGTCAACGTTGGTCAAGAATGTTCCCTGAAGGATCCATTTTTCAACAACAACACCAGTTGGGTCTAACATCTCAAGTTCGATGTCTTTCTTATAACCAGCTGCGTAACCCATACGACCTGTAACAGATTCGGCATGTAGACGAACCCACTCCATTAACGCTTGAGCGGCTGATGGCCCAATAGGGTCTTTAAATGTAACGTCAATAGATTCCCAGTTAAATCTACCAGCTACATAAGTTGATGTATTCAAAAACGGGATTTCAACCTCACCAATGGTGATCTTAGGTCTTGACGTTGAAATTACAAACCATTCGTTAATACCCAATGAACTTGGAAATCTTAGGATAAACCTGTTTTGTTTCTTCGGTTCGTAAGGTACAGGCATTTTCATTAATAAGTTCGCCATAATTTTCTATTTTTTTTAATTGATTATTTCTTTTATATAAATATCTGGTAAAATCGCTTTGTTCAGATACTTTTTTATTTTACAATAAATAGTTGAAAAAAAAATTTTTGTAAACACTTGACTTTATCATTTTTTTTCCTTACTATTGAATAGGGCCTTTTATATAAAAGGTACTTTTAATACATACTATATACATAAATAGTTAACAATATTAATAAATAATAGATAAATAATAAAATGTATAATGGTACTCTTATATAAAAGGAACTTATGATATAAGGTACTGCGCAATTTTTAAAATTGGTACATAAAAAAAGGGCTCGAGTAGAGCCCTTTTAAATTTATTCTATTTTTATTAGATATTATCGAATGATACGCTTGTTGGTGTAACCACGAATTCCAATTCAATGAATTCCAATGTTGGTGTTGGTTTAAGGAAGATTTTACCTCTAAGTGTATTTCTATCATTATCCTCAACTTCATTCACCAATGAAACTCTAAAGTCGGTTAAACCTCTTTCTTTTCTGATGTTATCCAATATTGGGTTAACAAGTGATAAGAATTGACTTCTAACCTGCGCATCATTTGGATCAAACAATAATCTGTTTGCTACTGCTACAATTAATTTTCTTGCTTGTAACAATAATCTTCTGATGTTTAATCTGTTCAATGCACTATCTCTCAATTGAAGGTTTCTGTTACCCCAAATTACATTTCCTACGTCAGAGAATGTAGCGATAGGGTTAATTCTACCTGGGTAAAGAATGTCCCTGCTTTCTTGATCCAATGCGATACGAGCTCTGATACAGTTAACGATACCTCTATTGTAACCTGCGGTTGCAAACCAAGGATGTGCTACGTTATCAGTAAAGGCTAAGTTTCTTACAACCTCAGCTGTTGGTGGGATGTAAAGGTTAGCATTATTCTCGGTATCTGAAATTTGAATCCAAGGATAGTATACAGCGGTATAGTTAGAATCGATTTCTGTTGTTTCCAATTCATCGATGATATCATTAGGGAATAACCAATCTTCTGTGTTAGCAGCGTTGTTATTACCAATTAACTTGATATCAGGTAAAGTTGGTAAGTAAATTGAATCTAATCTTTTTTCTTCAACTATTTCAATGGTGTCTCTAACCAACTCTGTGTTGTTAAGTATATCGATACCAGGTGTAGCTAAGATGTTGATTACTGTTTGTTCTGGATTTTCAAAAGTTTTAACACCATACAAGTATGAGTAGTAATCTGAAGTACCAAACAAGTCACCATATTCAACACTTGTGAATGTATCAAATCCAGCGGCTACGAAACCATTTCTACCGATTTTATAATCATCACCATTAGTTCTTTGTTCTCTGTAAATATCCCAACCATCAAATCCTCCAGACAATAAAGCTGTGAATTTTCTTGTTTTAATGTCGTGATATGGGTGAGTTAACGTTGAAGCAATGACAACTGGATCAACAAAAGTACCAACACCAGCTGCAAATACATTATTTCCATTTGTATCTACAATTGTACCAGCGTTAATATCCAAGTGGAAACCTTTTGTTTTAGTTGTCCAATCTAAACCATCATTGTAAGCATTATCACCAGTTAAAGAAACTTTACCTTTAAATTGTAATAAGTCAGCATCAAAACCGTACTCAAGGTCGGTAAAACCTAAGTAAATCTTTCTAACTTTATCACCAAGAGAAAATATCGGTGTAGAGAATGGTGGGTTTACGATTAATTCACCTGGAGCGTAGTATTTTGTTTTGTAAGATAATTCAGGTACACCGCAGAAATCAGCTTCAGTTGAACCTGTTCCAAATGTTCTAAACTCATATCCTTCAAAACCTGAAGCAACCGCATCAATTGGGGCGTTTTCAGCCATTTCAACAACCACATAAGAACTTCTTAATGGGTATTTGTTGTCAATGGTACCAATTCTTCTACCAATGTAATTGTCTTGCGACTCGTCCATAGATACAGATAAAAATCTTTCAAGGAAGAATGGGTTCTTATCACTATCAGCAAATGCTCTAATGTAAACGTCAAAAGTTTTTCTGTCTAAATCAACGTTACCGATTGAAACTTTAATATCCGTGTTAGCGTTACTACCATCAGATATAGATATAAATCTAAATAATCTTTGTGGTAAACCACCTCTTAACTCAGATACGAAAAATGGTGTTGCGGGTGATTGAAATTGGAATTTTAAATGATCCCAAGTATTAATTGGTATCAAATCAAAGTGCAAACCTTTAATTTCATTAAAGTTCCAACCTTTCTTTATAACAGAATCGTAAACTTCTTCAACAAATAAGAAAGCATCTTTATCAAACGCCTGTGTACCTAAAACATTTTTAATATAGTTTTTCTTGGTTTTATCAAGCGAAACGGTATAAGAGAAATTTGTACCACCAGTAGTTGTACCAGTAATTTCAAAAGTCGCATACGGGTTAGTTAAAGCAGCATCAAATTGGTCATAAGCTACTGTTGTTGAATCAACATTGTAACCCAATACGTTCGAAATATATTGACCCCTACTTCTTAATGTTGCAACAGTCTTTTTATGGTATTTTTGATTTGGTGAACAAACGTAATCGTAAACAACTAATTTAATCTTACCAGAATAAATTGTCGCTGTGGTACCAGTGATATCGTAGGCAAACAATGCAAAAGAGGTTCCTTCGTATTGATCAGATGTTTCATTAAAGGTAAATTCTTTTATCAAGATATCATCTGTTCTGTCAGCAACTGGAATACCAATAGCCAATTCATACGCATCTAAGAAAGCGGGTGTTGCTGGGCCAGTGCCAGTTAATACCTGAGCATTTCTATCTGTAACAAGTGCTGTTTGTTCAGAGCTGTCCAAAATACCCCAATAAGATACATTGTTTTTATACCAATCTTTTAGAGTGTAGTTTGTTACATTGAAGAAGTTATAATAAGCCGTATCGAATTTAGTTGTATCAACACCAGTTAATGTTGATATATGATCAATAACCTCTGTTGAGGTACCAGATAATACAAAAGTACCAGGTTGACCAACAGGTACATCGATATCAACCGTAAAGTCAAATACATAAGTTGTATCTGTATACGCTAATGTGTTTTTATTACATGTTCCTAAAGTCCTAATTGCATAACCCATACCAGCATCATAGCCAGAAAGACCCAATACACGGGTTACAAATAACTGATTTGATTGACTTAAGTACGATTTTGCAATGTACGGTAATTCATATTTTACGATTTGAGTGTTTCTAAATCTTTCTGGGCTAGTACCACCAAAACTAACTTTAAATTCATCATAATTTCTGATGAAAATAGGTTGGAAGGCAGGCCCTTTCTTTGTTTCACCCACTAATCCTAGGGTTGTAACACCAACTGTCTCAGTAGTAAATGTTAAATCTTTTTCTGAGGTATAGACACCTGGTGATGCATAAACTTTGTTTGCCATATTTGTTTAATTTTAATTTTTTTTATTTACCTTTTACTTACAATAAATATCTCTGATTTTTTCAAAAAACAAGAAATACTATTTACTTTTTAAATTATTTTACGAGTTATGACTTTTCAACAACTGTAAATGTTCTACTTATTGCTGGAGTCACCTCAAAATCTTCTGGATCAAGAATAAAACCTTGTAACATAAACGAATAAAGCTGTACATAAAACCTTTTATTATCTAAGTCCGTGATTTGACTTTCATCGGATGTATCTTCCAAAATAATTGGTATGTAATGACCATTTACAACAGCATAAGCTTGTCGACTTTGGAAATGCTTAAAAACTATTGCGTTAAATTTATTTAGATCCTGTTGTCTGTAAGCAAAAATTCTAACATCGTAATTAATGTCAATTGGAATTGGTTGTGGTATTTTGTAAATATCAACACCCTTTCTATTACCATCCCAAGTTGGTACTTCCGAATAAATAAATGACTTACCTTGTGGTATATTGTATATCAAAGACGGATTCGTACCTGGTTTAGTGTCAGGTTGTCTAACTATGTTTACGAATGGTATTTTAATGTTTTTGTATTCATCTGAAAAGTTCCATGTTTTAGAAAACTCAGTCCATTTTTGGATACCCATCATAAAAACTGGAACTTTATTACCGTTTAGAGTCAAAGCCATATTTTCGGTTACAAAATCTTTAAAACCAGCATCTAAGTCAATATGTAAAACACCCTTAGGTAAATAAGTATCTTTATCGATAATCATGTCCTTCATATTTTCAGCAGCACCACTTTCCATGATGTAAGGATACTCGATATTAGGCCTATCTCTCGATATATTTATTTTTTTCTTATAAGAACCTGGTAATGCCATATTAAATACCGTTAAATTGATCTGGATCCGCTGTCACACAGCTAATTGTTCTAAAGTAACTTTTATACCCAAATTGTGTGTGTGCGTTGTCCGAATTTATTTTACCATCATCAAATACCTCAAAGTATTTTAGATTATTTTCTCTGTCCGAATAACCAACAATATCACCATAACTAATATCAACACCCTTTTCATCCAATTGCTTGTTTAAAACAGTGAACGACAGATTGCCATATTCTTGATACCTTAATCTACCTTCGGCATATGATTTATTATCAGCTTGTTCTAACGACAATAAAACTTTTAATTCAACTGGTGGTAAAAACCTAACCTCACGAGCCTCACTTTCACCATACACATCGTCATTATTACTATTAACCTTATCTATTCTGTACAAAACAATAGTGAAATTAGCATCCTCCTCAATAACTTCTCTAGCCATATCCAATTCAAGATCAAAATCTTTTTCGTCATAAAATCGAGATAATCTGGTTATTGGTATCCTATTTTTACGTTCCATATTATTTTTATTATAAATAGTCTAAACAAACTCTATATTGACTTTATGGAAAATAATTACTATTTTTGTCATAAAAAGAATGAGAGATCATATATTAGAATATTGTTCCGTTGATATAATGGAAGAACACATGTTTTTGGACGTTATCTTCGATAACGCTTTACTTGGGGTCTGCTATACAATGGAAGATGGGTTTATCCCAGCTTATAATATCGATTTGGTCATCGATAAGATTGCCCAAAATGGTGATTTAACATATCAAGAAGCCCTTAATGTTTTTAATAATGATATTTTGGATCGTCATCCAATGATATCTTTTATAAAAAAAAGTGATGAGTCCGAAGAAGAATTATCGGATTATAATAAAGAAATGCTATTCTTACCAGATTATAACAAAAACACGCTTGTTGGTGTAAAAATACAACAAGATAGAAATGTGATTGCTGTTTATGATGATTTTATGTGTGTTCAATCATTAATGGATGATGGTCTGACGGAAGAAGATGCTATTGAACATTTTGAGTACAACACTCGAGGTTCATATGTAGGAGAAAACACACCTGCGTTTTTAACAATGTTTTAAAAATGAATTTACCAATAGAAAAACTAGCTCTGAATATTTTAAAAACATATGAGGGTGCTAACGATTATATACGACAAATACAAAAAGATTTTTTCAAAAATAAATCTTTTATACCAACAAAAAATCAATCTGATTATATCATAAAATTTCATAATATTGCACCGCATAGTGTAAAAAAAGAAGTTGCGATACACAAATCTTGTAGGGAATTTGTTAAAGACCAATTAAAATTAGATTTTTTACCAGATAAAATTTATATAGATAAGTTATTATCCAGAAAAGAAGATATGCTCCATATCTGGGGTTGTTTTGGTGGGGATTGTGGTTATTATCAAACAATATTCATTTCAAAGGAATGTATAAAAAAATTAAAAAAAGTACCAGAAATTGACTTTTCAAAATACGAAAGGGAGCCAAAACCACATCAAATAGAGGCAATAAATAAATTACTTGAAAATGAAAAATTTATTTTGGCGGATGATATGGGTCTTGGTAAAACCACATCTTCCATAATAGCCGCACTTGAAGGTGGTTTTAAAAAAATATTGGTTGTATGTCCAGCATCTTTAAAGTTAAACTGGAAAAAGGAAATAATGAATTATGATTCTGGCGATAACATTTCAATAGTTGATGGAGTCGATTTCAGAGCAAAAAAATGGACTATCGTAAACTACGATATTTTAAAGAATTTCCATTACTTACCACAAAGGGGTGTTAAATTATCTGATTTACCCCCATCACCAATAGATTTTCATAAATTTGATTTGGTTATTGCTGACGAAGCACATTATTTAAAGAACTCAACATCAAATCGAACAAAGATTTTTAACAATTTTACATCAAAAATACAAAATAGATGGTTCTTAACTGGAACACCAATAACAAACAAACCTGTTGATTTTTATAATTTATTATACCTATGCGAATCTCCGATTGCAATAAACTGGATGTTTTATGTTAGAAGATATTGTGCGGCAAAACAATTTAATAGAAAAGGTAGTAAACAAAAATATTGGGTAACCTCTGGCGCATCTAACTTAGACGAACTTAGGGAATACTCTGCTGATTGTATACTGAGAAGAACTAAAAAAGATTCGATCGACTTACCACAAAAAACAATAAAACCAATATACTTACCAATAGAATTGTGTACAAACTACAATAGTTACATTGCTGAATATGAGGCGTGGGTTGAGGAAATGTTGGCTATTGGTGAAAAACCATCAGTTACCGATCACCTAACAAAACTAATAAAAGTTAGGCAACTTTTATCCCATGATAAAACAAAACACACAATTGAGTTAGCTGAAGATTTAATTGAAAACGGTCATAAAGTTATTATATTCAGTTGTTTCACGCAATCCATAAACTCAATACATGAACATTTTGGTAAAAGTTCTGTGATAATAGATGGTTCCGTATCAAAAGAAAAAAGACAACTTGCGGTAGATAGGTTTCAATCAGACGACAAAGTAAAAGTTTTCTGCGGTAATATAGTTGCTGCTGGTGTTGGTTTAACTTTAACTGAAGGTACGATTGTTATATTCAACGACCTAGATTGGACACCAACTAATCATGCACAAGCTGAAGATAGGGCCCATAGGATTGGACAAGTTAATGATGTTCACATTATATACCCACTATTTGATGAGACTTTAGATGTCATAATGTTCAACACATTAAGACGAAAAATGAAAATAATCAACCAGGTTATGGGAGATAATATGATTACCGATGACTTATCGGTTGGTCAAGAAGTGATTAAAGATTTAATGAAACAATAAGAATGAGTATTTAACGTCAGCTCTTTGAGCCCCGATGTCACCCTCACCTTTTGGCGCAATCATTACATTATATTGTAGCGGTTGACCTTCTGGCGTTTTAATCAATTCATCGTAGGTTAAAATTGTTTGTGGATCCACATTATAAGTTAACCCAAGTCTACTTTTTAATATTTCAGCCCCGTTTTCTTTAGCATAAACAGGTCTACCTTTATCATCAAGTACATAATTACGTTTACTATCATCTTTTAAATAAAGATCATCAAACAATTCTTTTGGTACTGTTTCAGCTTGCTTTTTATCCTCAAGATTTTTTATTTTTGATCTTTCTCTTTTGTTAGCGTCTGTTGAAAAGTTAACAACCATATCTGGATCAGACAAATTAACAACATCGCCCATTTTAGTATATGCGTATGATTTAACATTATAACCCTCAGCCTTAAGTTCCTTGGTTATATTTAAAGCGATTTGTAAATATTTCTTTGTAAAAAAGTCACCAGCATCATTCCATCTAAATTCAATAACAGCATCTGGGTTTTTAACTGCAACAACCTCTAATTCGTTTTTAAGTAATTTTTCAAATCTAGCTGGATAATTAAGTAACAAATTTAATATTCTAGTTTGATTAACAAAAACATCTGGATATAAAACATAACTACCTTTTCTTGCATAACATATTGTAGCACAAGCACCAGCGCCTGGACAAGTGTTAACAAAATAAAATTGGGAATTTTCAATATCATAAACCAAACCGCGAAGAGCTGGTATACCGATATTAACAGATATAACACCACCATCGGTTGATTTTTTCATTTTATCGTTAACGCTAATAAGCTTATTTGGCATTGATGTTATATTCTTTATAAAAGAATCAATATCGATTTCACCAGATGCAGTCTTTGGTATTCTTTTATTGTGTATATAAGGTTTATCTGGGGATAATTTTTCCCTATCCTTTGGTTTTTTTTCTTGGTTATCTAAAATCGTATTTAAATACTCAACCAAAGCTGGGCCCATAATACATTTTTTACTAACATCAGCAAACTCCCCTTCCCAATCAATTTCATTTAACTCTTCTTCGGTAATCATTTCACCAGATAACATTTTCATTCTGGTAATCTCTTCAAATAATATAGCGTTTTTATATTTATCCATTATATCCGATATTTATAGATAAATATCATTACCATGAGAATAAATCCAGAAGAAAAACAAAAGATATTTAAACAAGTCAAACACAGATTAGGGGCCCCTATTAGAAAAATACAGCTTGAAGAGGAGCAAATGGATAGTTTATTAGAAATTGCCACAGAAGATTATATTGAATTTATTCAAAACTACATAATCGAACACCAATGGCCCGCTTTGATTGGGCTAAACGTGTCTGAGGCTGATCTAACTAGAGCTTTTATCACTAGGGGGCAAGATTTTGTGACCCAATATACTTATTCCTATTCAAAAATTGTTGGACTTGGCGCTGGAGAAGGTGGCTTTGTTCTTAAAAAAGATTTTATTGAACTAGTTAAAGGTCAACAAATTTATGAGGTGCCAGCAAATCGTGAAATAAATGAGGTCATGTGGTTTACACCAGCAACTATCGACCAAGCGGTAATCGACCCGTTTATTGGTGTTTGGAGTAATGCGTTTGGTGGTGAATATATTGGTCTTGGTAGTTATTACATTTTACCAGCGTTTGATATTTTAATGAGAGCGTCAGATAGAAATCTTAAAAACAGAATCGTTAGATCTGAATTAATTTACAAAATAACAAACGCCCCAAATGGAAAAAAGTATATACATTTAATGAATACCCCTGGTGATCGTTACGATTTTAGAAGTAGTCTTTTTGACCAGGGTAAGGTTTGGTATTGGTATTACGACATTAACCCACAAGATAAAGACGCTTGTTTTAGGGCAAATAAAGACATAATAAAATCGCCTATGGATGTACCATTGGATAATATGTCGTTTGATGATTTAAATGACCCATCAAAAGTTTGGGTTAGACGATATTTTACTGCACTTTGTAAAGAAACCCTTGGTAGGGTTAGAGGTACATTTGGTGGTAAAATACCAGTACCAGATGCACAAATGGAAATTGAATATCAGTCATTATTATCTGAAGGTAAAGATGAGATGGTAACTTTAAAAACGGAATTAAGCACTATGTTAGGTAGGTTAAGTCCACTTGAAATACTTAAAAGAGTTTCTGAAGAAGCTACTTATGTAAACACATCATTAAAATTCAGGGCGTTTCCTAAACCAATTAAAGTAATTTAATATTATGGCAAATATCACAAAAATAGATTTAACAAGACAGGCTAAATTAAATGAATTAACTTTACCTGAAGTTGAAAACTTAATTGAGGAAGGTGAAACTCTTTTATATAAAAAAACAGATGGGTCACTAGGTATGGTCACAAAAGAATCTGGGGTTGCTAGTGAAGTTAATCCAGGTGGTGATGTGATAAAAAATTTACCGATACCCCCACTACCAGTATCATTTCCCGACCCATTTGAGGGGTACGCCCTTACTGTTGTAAGAGATGGTTTTAATTTTAAATTGGTATGGGCACTTGTTGACACAAATATTGATTATAACACACCATGAGCGCAGTTTCTAAATTATTTACAACTGAACAATTAAAAATATCACAATTAAATTTTGGTGATTTAAATGCTATTTTATCTGATGGCGAAAGTACTATTTACGTTGACGCAAACAATGTTTTAAAAATTGCAACAAAAAATGGTTTGTTAGTTGAAGAAAAAAATGCGGCGGGTGATGTAATAAAATCATTAGATGCTGACGAATTACCAAGTACTTTTCCTTTGGCAAATACTGGGTATGCGTTAATTGCGGTTCAAGACGGTACTAATTTTAAATTAGTTTGGGGTTTAGTTGACACCAATGGTAATTATAATGTGATTGGCGGATCCACAACTTATACTGTGGTGTTCACCGACCCATCGGTACAAATATTTAATCCAGCAACCCCAGGCAATTATCCGTTTAATGGTATTATTAATATAACTGTTTCTGGTGATGGCGCACTTGCGGGTAAACGATATAGTATTGATGGCGGAACGACATTCACATCAATATTATACACACCAAGCTATGAATGGCAAACACTTGGTAGTTTAACTGGTGAAACATATAATTTAATTGTTGAAGATGTTAATAACGAAACTTTACATACCGATACCATAACATTAAATCCGCCAGATTATAGCTGGGATTTTATAAGTCAAGGTTTATATACCCCACCAGATTTAATCCCAGTTGAACATTTAATTTATAAAAGCGATGATACAAACCCAACTATACCTGGTATCGAAATTCGCGTAAAAGTTATCGTAGAAGATGATGGGGCGGATTATTACCCAGCTTTATATAAATACGATTTTTATCTCGATGGCATCTTGATTTTAGATTCGCCTTATACACAAGACACAGAATACGTGATAAGCTCTGGTGTGGGTACTGGCGAAGGTACTTGGACAGCGGTTGTTACCAGAAAAAACCCAGGTTATGTTCGTTTAGGGGTTTTAAATATATTCAGTTCTCCAACATATTACCCAAGTGTTTTTACTTGGTCAACCGACAACGGAAATACGTTTTCTTCACCAGCGAATAATACACCACCATTTAGTTTAAATCCAATAACAAATGAAATTACTATATCATATTCAGCGGATTCGTTAGATGTTGGGTCAAATAAAACAATATATATGAAAGAAGGTTTTAATATATATCAATATACCCACAGTTTAACACAATCACCAATTACATCAGTTGAAATTAATCCTGGTGTGCTCGTTACTGGTACAACTGGCCTCATTAATGATTTTAATTTTTCCAGCTCATTTATTTTTAGCGATAGCTACGATATACCAAATATTATACCTAGAAATAGCCCAATGTGGTCAAGTCCTTCACCAGGTGCAACTTTAAGTTTTAAAATTTTATATTTGGATACATCTTATTATGGTTCTTTAACAACACAATTATCATTGAGAATTGAAGATATAAATGGAACTTTAGTGGCAACAGAAATTGCGACATTATCAAATGACGACCCCATTAATGGACAAGAGTTTTCTTTTAATATACCCAATTTTGACACATTAATTGGCTCTCCACCCACTGGTTTTAGTTTATTTGGAGAAGTTATCAGGTTTAGATTTACATTTACTCCAGATAATACGGTTATGCCACCGAATCCAGACAACGATATTTTATCTAAATTAAAATTTGTTAAATTTTTACCATAATATTATATGTTTAAAACTGAGTTAGAAAAAGGAACTTACTATGATTTTGTCTTAACAAACGATTGTAGATCATTTAATAGAAATATTAACAATAGTCTTTTATTTCATATTGATGTTACGGAAGATTTATGTGATAAATCTGGTTTTAAGTTAAAAGAAGATGTATTGATAAAAAATATATCACTAACTGGTTATGATAATTTTTTTATACCAGCAGAAAATTCATTGTCAGGCGTCATAATCGATCCAGAAATTGAATATCAATTTATATCTGGCGACACATTTTGTCTTCATGAAGTTTCTGGTTACACAAAAAACCTTAAATATAATATAGAAGAGCACGGGGGTTATAACCAATTAGATGGCGGTTTTTATCAAGGTTTTTTTAAATTATTTGGTTATCCAGTTGAATTTTTCCCATCAAGAATGAGAAAGGGGTGGACTGTTAACATGTTATTACATTTACCAACTGGAGCAACGAGTGGGACAACAACTGGAGCAACGAGTGGGACAACATTAAATGATATTTTTAACAATCCAGGTTTTGTTTTTTACATTGGAACACGAGCTGAAAATAAATTTTCAGATTTAACCGATGTTGAGGTTACAAAATTAAAAGATGATTACTCGTTTCAATTTTTAGACACATATAATTTATATACCGTAAATTATTACACGTTAAACGGTTTACCATATACTGGTTATTTTAATTATTATAATGGTATACCTTACATTGGTAGATCGTATAATTCACTAACATCAGTCCCGTTAACATATAACAACAAATATAAAGACATTTTAAATAATGCATTGGGTATAAGAATTACACCAGATGGAAGAGTGGGTTATAGGACAATATATGAAACGGATCCTTGCTACACTGGACAAACACAAGAGGTTAGTGGTATAACAAACAACTCGTTTATTGATTATACATTACTCTGTGATGATTTTACAACACACAAAATTATCACAAAATATTTCACAATTGAAGATTCGTATACAAAATTACCTGTTGTAAACCTTTCGGACGAAAAATACGTGTTAGTCACAGTTACATTTGAGAGAGATTTTAGTTATGACAATAAGTGTCAATTAAAATATGGTGAATATAAGAAAGGTGCTTTAAGTATTTTATTAAACGGATTTACGGTTTATCGTAATCATAAATTTACTGAAATTATACCTCATGAGTTAGACGTTGAATCAAAATATCAAGAAGGTGTTCCTTTTAATATATCATATGGTGGCGGTACACAAGGATTGTATGAAGCGGTTTATTTAGATGGGGCCAAAGAGGTTGACGGCATACTTGAAAAGTTTTTTGCTGGAACATTTGATGGTGGTGTTAAATTTATCGAAATGTACTCAACCCCATTATATTCTATTGAAATAAGGGATACAATTAAAAATAAATTATCAGAATACGATTTATTTTTCCCAAAAGGAGGTAGGCGTGTATTTATTAAAAACATAATCTAATGGTATTTTCAATAAGACAATATTCAACTTTACCCACATTAAAAATGAGGTTATACCGAGATGGTAGAAACGATTATAATCGTTTTGAGGAGTTATTGGAAAATTCCGTTATAACTTTCGCTATGAAAGAAGAAAAAACTGGAATTTATAAAATAGCAAACAAAGAAGCTAAAATTATTTTAAAAGATCCTTGTTCCGAAAATAGTAAAAAAGAATATTACATAGCGTATGATTTTACCAGTGAAGATACTGAAAAACCTGGGATTTACATAGGCGAGTTCAAAATTAATTTTTTGGATGCAACACTACAACCTAATGGCGAACTTATCGTTCCTATCGGCGAACAATTGTATATTCATATCCTTGATTCTTTCGTAAAAAACGACATCACATATATAAATTAACGGCCAGGATTTGCTTTTTAATGAATAGTTTACTATCTTTGTGGCAAATTTGGGGTAAAATATGTCTGATTATAAAATATCGTTGAGTGAAGTCGAGTCGTTTTTATTAGGTCATGATGACGAAAAATATATCGTAAATTTAGAGTACGATAAAGAAACGAATTTAATTTACAAGTTCAAACAACTACCTGACGGTACAAAAACGACCGAAACCGAACCGCTTAAGTCCTTTATGTGGATGAAACACCTCGGCGAGTTAAAAGAAAACCTTAATTTTTACGGTAAAAACGACCTGAATATTCAAAATGCTAGAAAAGAATACGGTATAACCATAACTGAACTTGATCACCAAAATCACCCTAAGCTTGAGACTGGTTACCAATATTTGGTAACTTGCGATCAGGGGCATGAAAGGATGTTGCAGTTTTTTAGAAACGGAGGTCTCTATGGTGGTGTGTATGATAGACGTAATGGTATAAATGAAAACTTCTTGATTTTGAGTCCTATTGAGCAATACCTAATATCAACAGGTAAAAGGCTTTTTAAGGGTTATGAGGACTACGATAATCTAGAAAAATTCGTATTCGACTTAGAGACAACTGGCTTGGATCCTAAAACTTCTAGAATATTTTTAGTTGGTTGTAAGTCAAATAATGGCTTTGAGGAATTGTTTGATTGTGAAACCGATGGTGACAATGCTGACAGAAGCGAAGTTGCCGCGATAGCTAAATTTTTTGCGGTTATCGATTATTTAAAACCAACAATAATTGGCGGGTACAATAGTGCAAACTTTGACTGGGATTTTATTTTTAAAAGATGTGAGATACTTGGTATTGATATAACTAAAATCGCCAAAACACTAAAAAACGGTGAAGTTATTAATAATCGAGATGGTATATTAAAATTGGGTAATGAGATTGAAAACTATGTCCAAACAAATATGTTTGGATATTCGATTATTGATATCATACACTCAGTTAGACGTGCACAAGCGATTGACTCTAGTATGAAATCAGCGTCATTAAAATACGTTTGTAAGTATAATAAAGTAGCAAAAAAGAATCGTGTTTATATTAAAGGTGATAAAATTGGCGCTTTATGGTCTAGCGATAAAAAATATTATTTTGATGATAAGACTGGTTCTTATTTAGAGATAAAACCAAAATTTGAAAAAATGGATTATATCACAAGAGAAATTGTTCGAGATAATCCTAAAAAAATATTTGTTTTCGGTGATAATGATGAGCGTGATGGTTTTGGTGGCCAGGCTGGTCAAATGAGGGGTGAAAAAAATTCAATTGGAATACCAACAAAGAAAAAACCAACAATGGATCCCGATGCGTTCTATTGCGATTCCGAATTTGAAGAAAATAAGAAAAAGATTAATTATGCGGTAACGCAAATTTTATCAAAAATACGAGATGGTTATAGTGTTGTTTTTCCATCAGATGGTCTTGGTACTGGTTTAGCTGAATTACCAAAAAGAGCGCCAAAAACTTATCAGTTTTTAGTTGCAAATATTAATGCGATTGAAAAATATATTAACAATGATTGGATTGAAGTCGATGGTAAATATATAGTTAAAAGGTATTTGATGGATGACTTATGGGAAACCATGGAAGTTGACAACATCTATAATCAAACATCTTTTATGTTGGCTAAAATGATCCCAACTACATATCAAAGAGTGTCAACTATGGGTACCGCTGGGTTGTGGAAACTACTAATGTTAACATGGTCTTATGAGAAAAATTTAGCAATACCAGTTTCGGACAGAAAAAGAGATTTTGTTGGTGGTCTATCAAGATTATTAAAAGTTGGGTTTTCAAAAGACCTGAGAAAAATGGACTTTAACTCACTATATCCAGCTATACAATTAGCACATGATGTGTTCCCGTCTGTCGATGTTAGTGGTGTGATGAAATCTTTCTTAAAATATTTCCACTCTGAAAGATTTAAAGCAAAGGACTTGGCTAAAAAATATGGTAAAGAGGGTAATAAACAACTTGAGTCACTCTACAAAAGAAAACAATTACCGCTTAAAATCTTTATCAACTCGATGTTCGGTGCGCTTGGCGCCCCAAATGCGTTCCCATGGGCTGAAATGGATGTCGCTGAGGGTATAACATGTAGAGCTAGACAGTACCTCCGCTTAATGGTTAAATTCTTTATGAAAAGGGGTTACCAACCAACTGTACTTGACACTGACGGTGTTAACTTCATGGCGCCAAGTACAGGTGAAGAATATTTTTATTATGTGGGTAAAGGTTATAATAGTGAAGTTGTTGCGGGTAAAGAATACAGAGGTGTACATGCCGTTGTTGCTGAATTTAATGATTTATATATGAAAGGCGAGATGGCACTTGGTTTAGATGGTATGTGGCCAGCGACACTAAATTTAGCTCGTAAAAACTACGCTCTACTTGAAAATGATGGTAGTATTAGTTTAACTGGAAATACGATTAAATCTAAAAAGCTACCAATTTATATTGAAGAGTTTTTGGATAAGTCTATTGTTTTACTTTTAAATGGTAAGGGTTATGAATTCGTCCAACTTTACTACGATTACATCGGTAAAATATGTGATAAAAAAATACCTTTGGCTAAAATCGCAACCAAAGCGAGGGTTAAAAAAACCATCGAGCAATATAGAAACAGAGGTGTTAATAAAAATGGGCAACCGTTACCAAAGCAAGCTCATATGGAATTAGCTATTTTAAATAACATATCGGTTAGTTTGGGTGATACACTTTATTATGTAAATAACGGCACAAAAAAATCCCATGGCGATATTCAAACAACTAAAAAATGCAAACTAAAAGCAGCTGAAGTTAGATTGTATGAAATTAATAATGGTAAATCACCTGGCCCAGAGTATTATGATATAACTGAAAAAATAAATTGCTATCTTCTTGATGAAAAACAAATGGAAGTTAACCCAGAAGCCGTTGGGGAATATAATGTTGAAAAATATGTTGCAATGTTTAATTCGAGAATCAAAGGACTTTTGGTTAATTTTGATATTAAGGTTAGAAACCAAATACTAATTAACAACCCAGAGGAAAAAAAGAATTGGATGGTTTCTGAACTTGAGATGGTTAATAGCCAACCAAATAAAGAATCTGATCAAGATACAATTGAAGAGTTGTTCACACCATCTGGTCTTGAAAAAGATTATTGGGGTAGATATAACTATAACCCAGATTTTTGGTTTACCGATAATACCAGCTTTACTATCCCAGGTTTAGGTCGAGAAGTACCAGTTTAATTAACAAATGCATTTTCCTAGATATTTATAATAAAATATTAAATAACATGGAAGATGGTATAAAAGAGTTTGTTAATTTGGATGGTAGTATTATTAGTAGTAAAGTTCCTAATATTGACCCAAAAACCTCTGCCAAAACAACGACAGATAAAAGTGTAAGGATGAGAACTCAACCTTATAACTGGACAATATATAACGTAAAATTACAAGAAAAAGAACTACCTTATTCCAACGAAGCTAATAAAATGGCTAAAGATCCAGAAAGTTTTTACAAATTTTTGGAATCTGTTGGTGAATCTGAAAAATTTGAAGAGTACTTTGAAGCCAAATCAACGCCAGAATCTAAACTAAAAGAAATTAGTAAGGAAAAAGCGTATAAAATGATGGAGACTCTTTTAGCGAAAAAAAATCAAGTTGGCGATGTTTTAACAAAACAAGTTCCCACAATCGATGAAATTAAAAATAAAGAAGTTTTATTATTAGATAAACTAACAAAAATCGCCGAGACAATTAAGGAAGTAATGTCTGAGGACGAAAAAAAAGTTATTTTATCTTATTTCGGTGAAAAGATAAGATAAAATGTCAAACTCAAAATTAATCGGTAAAATATTCCCAGTACCCGAAAAAGTATTGAAAGAGCTTGGGAAAAACTTAAAAAAATTCTCGGACAAAAGAGAATCTAAAGGTTTTAATCGAGCTATTTTTATTCTTGAAAGAAAGGCTTGCACATATGAGCAACTTAAAAGAATAAAAAATTACTTTGATTATATAACTGACGAAAATTATGATGAGATTGAATATTTATTAAATGGTGGGGATGTTATGAAAAATTGGGTTAATTATACTTTAGATCAAGCAAGAAAAAGTGTTTATGGTACAAAATCAGCTAGAAAAAACGCTGGAATGGAAAACCAATTTAGGTCTGACGCTGAAGACAACGTGAATCCAGTTACACCAACATTAAAATCAACACCAGAATTTATGTCAACATCAGAGTTGATGGAAGAAGTAAATAAAATAAAAGAAATATACAAAAATTTAAATTAAAATGGCAGACACCGTTAGAATTCCAGCCTCAGAACAGCTTAGAAAAGTCGCTGTTGATGAAAGAGAGGGTAAATTATTCCCTATCAATGAATATAAACCAACTTCATCAGAGTATGGCGCAGGTCACCCAAATGCGTTATCAGATGGTGACGAAAAAGGAAAAGGCGAAACACAGACAATTGGTGGTAAAACAGATATTTTAACCAGAAGTGCGTTAAAAGCTGTGAATCAATATAGTGACTCAGCACCATATACTTCACCAGAATAACTTTACATTTCGAAATTTATGCTTATACTTGAACAATCTGAAAGAGATAAATTAACCTTATTAAAAAAAGCAATTGAAGATAAGGTTGAAATTTCTTTTTGGTATAAAGGTATTAAATTTAGAGATCCAAAAGAAAAGAATTATACAAGACAAAATTGGAGATTTGCTCAACCAACCGACCTGGGTAAAAGTAAAGCAACCGACAAATGGATGCTTAGAGCCTACCAAATCGGTGGAACTACAAACTCAAATCAGAAAGCATGGAAAACTTTTTTAGTTGATGAAATGAGTAGTATAACTTTAATGAATGGTGATAATAGCTCATATAAACCTTTTCAGGCACCAGCGGGTTCTGGATTCAGTACAGCGGGTGATAAAAAGATGAAAAATGACAGACCAGAATTAAAATTAGATTTGAGTAAAAAACCAATTGATAACCAAAATAAGATAGAACAACCACCAGTTGAAAATCCAGAGAAAGAACAGTTAGCTGAAAGCAAAGGGTTTTTAAATTGGATTTTAAATTTTAACTATGAATCAGAATGATAAAATGAATTTTTTAGCACAATCAATACAAAGTGCTAGAAAAGTTATGGAAAAAGTTGAGGGTGTTTCAGTAACCGCAAAAAGTGATTATGGTAAAAAACCCATGACTGAAGAAGATATTGACAGGATGTTAGACTCAGATGGTAATGATTTGATTTCAGAAGCACAAATGCAAAAAAAATCAAATAATATGAGAAATTTATCAACATCAAAAATGCCAGCGGCGATTTTAAAGTCTTTTCAAGAAAACCCAATCATAGATCCAACAGCTCCAGTTGGTATGGAATCAATGATGCAAGAAATAACAAAAAAAGTTGCTCCAGTAAAAACGGAGACGATTAACGAAGGCCATGGTATTCTTTACGAATCACAAAAAACGGCCCCAGTTATGGACACCAAATTAATTGAATATATTATCAAAAAGACGGTAGAAGAAACATTAGAACAAGTTAGTAAAAAAACCGCTATTGATGAAAATATCCAAATTAAAATTGGTGATAAAACCTTTGGGGGGAAGTTAACCGCCCTCAAGGAAGTTAAAAAATAAAATAAACATTTTAAAAAGAAAAAACATGAACAAAGAACAAGTATTAGGTTTAGTGCGTCACATTTTAACTTTTGTTGGTGGTATTTTAGTTGCAAAAGGACTTGCAACTGAAACACAATCAGTTGAGTTAGTTGGTGCTTTAGCAACCGCAATTGGTGGCATTTGGTCGATTTTGTCAAAGAAATAATAAGCTTAAAACAAAATTAATAGCACATGGGTAAAACAATTAAATTCTGCAAAAACAAATGCTGCCCAGTTGTTGAAATACAAGAAAATGCCATTGTCTTAGGTGACAAAAATGGCCCAGAAGGTATTACAACATGGACAAAAAGTCAATTTAAAGACTTTGTTGAGGCGGCAAAAAATGGTAAATTTGATAAAGTTGTCGAAGAAACCAATTAAATTATTAGAAAATAATTAATTAAAGGGGTTAAGTGATTAACCCCTTTTTTTTTGCGTAATATTTCTTATTATTGTTATATGAATGAAATAGTTTGGGTAAACGGAACTTTTGACATCTTACATAACGGTCATTTTAGATTAATTAACTACGCATCGTCATTAGGTAAACTAATAATCGGAATTGATAGTGATGCCAGAGTGAAAAAAATAAAAGGTGATAATAGGCCATACCATAACCAATTTGAAAGGCACTATAATTTAATATCGATAAAGGGGGTTTATAACGTATTAATCTTTGATAGTGATGAAGAGTTAAAAGAATTAATAAAAATGAACTCACCAGACTACTTTGTTATTGGTTCTGATTATAAAGATAAAAAAATAATTGGCGCTGAATACGCGAAAGAAATGATCTTCTTTAACAGAATAAATTTCTCAACAACAGAAATCTTAAAATTATGGGACATAAAATAAAACCAAAAGTCATCAATGCAAAAGAATGCGAAAGTTGTAATATACCAAAAGGCTGGGGGCACGAAATTATTTTTGAAAATAATGAACTATATTGTGGTAAATTACTTTGTTTTAAAGCTGGGGCTAAGTTTTCTATGCATTACCACATGATAAAAGATGAAGCGTGGTATGTTAAAGAAGGTAAATTCATTTACAGGTGGATTGACACGGATAATGCCGATATTCATGAAATTGAATTACGAGAGGGCGACAGTGTTAGGCAATTACCAGGTCAACCGCACCAATTAGAAGCGGTTACCGATGGTATCGTTTTTGAGGTTTCAACACAACATTTTGATTATGATTCCTATCGCGTATTAAAAGGTGATTCAAATAAACCCCAATAAAATTAATAAAATACTTGTTTTTTAGCGTATTTTTTTTTATTATTGGGTAAAACCCAGTTATAAATATATGGCAAAAATTAAAATTTTAGTAGCCCCAGGTGATAAAGCGGGTTCTGGTAAATTTAGATGCGTTGATCCGCATGTAAACCTACAAAATAATTTTTCTGACGAATTTTTTATCGATATTGATTATGCGATAGATTTTAATAATGTGGAGTATTTAAAAAAGTATGATGTTATTTTTATACACAGAATACCGCAGCATAAACACAAAGAAGCTGTAAACATAATTAAAAATTTAAAGAAAATTGGATTAAAGGTAATCATTGATACAGATGACCACTGGAATTTAGATCCATCACATGGTTTATATCATTCAGCTAAAAGGGAAAATATCTCAGGTATTTTAGTTGAGTGTATTAAAATGGCCGACATGGTTACAGTACCAACTACAATTTTAGCTGATGAAGTTAAAAAATACAATAAAAATGTTTTTGTTTTACCAAACGCAATTGACCCAAATGAAGAACAATTTAAACCTAAAAAAACAGAATCTAATTTAATTAGATTTGGTTGGTTAGGTGGTTCTTCCCACATAAAAGATATTGAGTTATTAAAAGGTTTAGGTAATACGCAAAAATCTTTTGATAAAAAAACACAATTTGTTTTATGTGGATTTGATACCCGAGGTACTGTTCAAATGTTGGATCCAAACACAGGTGAGATAAAACAAAGACCAATGCAACCACAAGAAACAACCTGGTTTATGTATGAGTTGTTTTTAACCGACAGTTATAAAAACTTAGAGGGTGATGCTGATTATTTAAAATACTTAGTTTCGTTTGAAGATGATCCAAATTACAGTGTGTTAAATAAACCTTATCGTAGAATTTGGACAAAACCCATTAGTCAATATGCGACTGGGTATAATCATTTTGACATTGCGTTGGCCCCACTTAACGACTCTCAATTTAATAAGTATAAATCTCAACTTAAAGTGATCGAAGCTGGATTTCATAAAAAAGCTTTGATTGCTCAAAACTACGGGCCATATACGATTGATTTGATTGGCGCTATTGATAAAGGTGGTGCCTGGAACCCAAAAGGTAATTGCTTACTTGTTGAAACTTCTAAAAACCATAAACAATGGACTAAAAATGCTAAAAAATTAATTGACAATCCAGATTTAATCACCGAACTTGGTGAAAAATTATATGAAACGGTTAAAGATAAATACGATTTAAATAACGTTACAAAATTAAGATCAGAACTATACAAAAATTTAATAAAATGATACCAGCAGAAACAATTGAAAAAAACAAAAAAAGTTATTATAGCGCAGCTAAAGGCTATAAAGTTTGTGAATTAGAATTAGTTGACAAATTAGCTGATATGGGTTTATTCGAAACACCCGCATCGACCATGTTAAGCCTACACAACGCATTTCCAGGTGGTTTAGTTGATCACTTGTTAAGAGTTACATCATATGCTGTTAAACTAAACGATATGTTACCAGAATCACTTAAACAACCTAAGGAAAGTGTTGTTAGGGTGAGCCTATTACACTCCATTGGTAAAATTGGGTTATATTCATTATGTAAGAGTGAATGGCATATTAAAAACCAAGGTAAAATGTATGAATTTAACGAAGATCTAACATCAATGACAATTGGTGAAAGAAGCATTTATTACATTATGTCCAATGGATTTGGTGGTATTTTAAGTGATATTGAATACCAAGCGATATTAAATCACGATAAGGGGTCATCGGATAAAATGTCTGAATGGCACACATCATCTTTAGGTGAAACTTTAAAGATGGCAATAAAATTAGCTATAATGGAAGAAAAGACAAAGAAATAATATGAGCGGAAATAATAAAGAAAAGACCGAATTAGAAAGATTGATGAATTTAAACGTAAATGATTTTCTAACCGATGAGGAAAAAAGTCAAATGAGCGACATTTTCAATCAAGTTGGTATGGAAGATTGGATTTACGAGCCTGGCGATAGTTCGATGAAGTTAAAGATTAAAATCATTAATAATTCAACAAATCCAGACCCAACTTATCAAAAAATTGGCGATAGTGGGTTTGATTTTATGGCTAATTTACCTGAAGGTGAAATGATAGTGGTGGGGCCACTTAAACGAGCCCTTATACCAACTGGGTTACACTTTCAAATACCTATTGGGTTTGAATTACAGGTCAGACCAAGGAGCGGCTTGGCGCTTAAAAATGGCATTACTGTTTTAAACACACCTGGAACTGTTGATTCTGGTTATAGAGGTGAAATAAAAATTATTTTATACAACACCGATGAAGCCCCATTTGTGGTTAGAAATGGTGACAGAATTGCGCAAGGTGTAATAGCACCAGTGCAATTCACAAAAACAACGAAATTTATACGAGTGAATAATTTAGACGAGTCTGACAGGGGAACTGGAGGATTTGGTTCAACTGGAGTTTAAATGAGAGAATATTTTAAAGCACAGTTAGCTTATTACCCACAAATAACGGAAGAAATTTTAGATAAAATTGAATTTAAAACCGTTTGGTCTGGAAAAAGAATACAACCTGGTGATAAAGTTGTATATGCGTATGTTTATTTATTAAATACTGATGACCTTAAAGCAATCTCTTTTTTAGAAAGAGAATTACATGAAATAAGTGCTAAATTCAAATTGATCAGAGTAGAAGAAGACATTATGCCAATTTTGGCGTTTAAAGAAGATACAAAAAAAAGAGATTAAAATGGATACTTTTTCAATAACAATTGCTTTCTCAACGAGAAAAATAAATCAAGAGTATGTTGAACATGTTAAAAAATCATGTGCATGCCCAGATTTAGAGTTGTTGGTTTATGAAAACAATGGTGATAAAAGTTTAACTGAAATTTATAATGAAGTTTTAAAAACAGCAAAAAATGATATCATTGTTTTCTGTCATGATGATTTAATTTTTGATACACCTTATTGGGGTAGAAAATTAGTTAAACATTTCAAAAGAAACCCAGATTACGGTATAATTGGAATTGCTGGTACCAACAATTTAATAAATGGTAGGTGGTGGTCGTTAAGGGAATCAATGCACGGCATTGTCAATCATACGGATGGTAATAGAAAATGGACAAGTATGTTCTCTCAACCACAAGGCAATAAAATAAAACAAATGGTTATACTTGATGGTTTGTTTTTTGCTGTTGATAAGACAAAAATTAAACATGGTTTTGATGAGGATTTTAATGGGTTTCATTTTTACGACTTATCATTTTGCATACCAAATCATTTAGATGGTGTTAAGATTGGTGTTATAACGGATATAATGATCACACACTTATCTGTTGGTATGACAAACCAAAAATGGGAAGATAATAAAAATTTATTGGAAAAAAAATATGCGGATAAGTTTCCGATGAGAATATGAAAAATATTAGTGGTTTAAAAAATATCCATGTGGGTGAAGATATCTACATTTTAGCATCTGGTAAATCTGTTGATTTTTTTGATGAAGATTTTTTTGATGGTAAAATACTTATCGGTGTTAACCAAGCGTATAAATTTACTTGGTGTGATTACCTGGTTAGAAAAGAAGTTAAATTTATTAAACAGAGTATAGAAACAGATTCCGTTGTTATTGTTTCTGAGTACGATAGTGGTAATTTAAATTCTGGTGAACAAAAGTTAAATACAAACAAAATTGATCACCCTAATTTATATTATTTTGAACACTTGGATAATCAACATGCAAGGCTTGACACATCTGTTTTTGGTACAGATAAAATTGTCGTTAGTTTCTCAACTATTACATCAGCCATACACATTGCAGCCTACATGGGCGCTAAAAACATTATTTTAATTGGTCATGATTGTGGTACGATTGATGGCGAAATGACGTTTAAAGGGTATTATGATTCCATTAAAGATACACCATGGGTGAGCTGGGATCAGTATAAATCTTGGTTAAAAATAATTGAAGGGCAAACGATAGAAGTTAAAAAACAAGTAAAAAAACACTATGGTGCTAATGTTGTATCAATGCTACCGTTTGTTTCACTGAACCTAGAAAATCATTTATATTTGTGATAAAATACATTATACCAGCAAGACGAAACTCAAAAGGGTTCCCATTTAAAAATAGAAAATTAATAAATTATACGTTAGATAATTTACCAAAAAACGTATATGACGATGTTATTTTAACTACCGATGATGAAAAGTTATTGGAAATTGGTTTAGAATATGGTATAAAATGTATTAATAGAAATCCAAGTTTAGCTTTAGATAAAACTTCAACTAAAGAAGTTATGGATGACCTAAAGTTTCAGGGTATTATTACTAACACAGACATTGTTGTTATGTTATATTTAACATATCCGCAAAGAAATTGGTTAGATATAACTAACGCTTTACAGTTTTTTGATAATAAAAATGCAAAAAGCCTTTTGTGTAAAAAAGAAATAACAACAACCCACCCATATTTATATTTACTTGAAGTTGGTGATTTTAAGGGTAAACAATTAATCCCCCACAATCTATACAGAAGGCAAGATTATCCAAAAGTTTTTGAAATATCTCACTTTATATCGATTTTTAAAGTCAGTGAACTCAAAAATTTAAATAATAATCTTTATAATAACGACACCGTTTTTTATCCAATTGATGATATAATTGATGTTGACACTGATAAAGATTTAGAAAGGTTTTTAGAATAATGGGTATTTTTATAAAAAATAAAACAAAAAGGGTACAAAAAGATGACACAAAACAACCAGTGTTAACTAATACTGCAACTAATAAATCTTTAATAGGTGAAGAGGTTGTCGTTGCTGAAAAAAAAGCAATAAAAAAAGGATTTGGGGATAAAAAAATTGTAAACAAAGAACCAGTAAAGGCCACAATTAATTCTGTGGCGGTTGGTAAAGAGGAAAAAAAGTCCGTGTTGTTATTTGAAAACAACGAAAAAAATGAACCGACCACAAATTCATTAATTAATAAAATTAATAAATCTTCAGGTAGAAATTCAATTTTTGACAAAGTTGTTGCCCCAGAAATTAAAAATTCAAATGTAGCTAAATCAAATGACAAAGTTGTTAACGACATTTATGATAAAGCTAGAAAAAATATTAGTTTTATAAAAAATAAAAATAATAAGTACTATGATTTTGTTTTCACTAAAGGGTACATAAATGAAAAAGATATTAAACATGTTAACACTGAACTAGATAAACAATTAAATAATTTAAAAATAAATCCGTCAACAATGGATTTATACTTTTTTAAATCGTTTATAAAAGATAAAACAATCGCTCTTATAGCTAACTCGTCTGATTTATTAAATAAAAAACTTGGTGCGGAAATAGATTCTCATGACATTGTAGTTAGATTTAATTCATATAAAATATTAAAAGAGGATACTGGGGAAAAATTAACTATACATGTTAGCATTTATTTACAAAATGAAAATTTAAATAATTTTGCACCTATTAGATTTATCCTTTCGGGTAATAAAATAAACTGGGCTAAAAAAATATTAACATTAAATAAGTTTAACCAATCTACAATATTAAAGTATAATCACCACTCAACATTACCAGGTAATTTTAGAGACGATTCGCCAACCACAACGGGATTCGCCACCTTAATTTTACTACTTAAAATTGGTGGTTTTCAAAAAATTAATATGTTTGGTTTTGATTTTTATCAAAACGGTAATGATAGTTTATTTAGAACGGACGTTGGTATGGAATCCCCAATATCTACCGTTCATGATTATTTCTTCGAAAAAGAATTTATGATGGAATATTCATATGAATATGACGATAAAAAAAATATAATTACTTTTTATGATTATAGCACATTTTAAAGAAACGCCAATAGCACATGCACCAGAAGCGATTAGTGATGTTATAAATAAATATACAGATCATAAATCGTATGTTTTTGGCTACGGTTACCCGAATAAAAAATTAATACCAAAAACCGATATACTCCATTTACATAATAAGGATAGAAATTATAATTTTAATAAAAAAGTAATACAGTATCATAGTGAACCTTTTAGGGTAACATTGGATGTAAAAACAAAAAAATTAGTAATAGCTCAGTACCATGCAACCTTACCAGAATATAATAATTGTACCGTTGTTAGAAACCCAATTGACATTTATGATGTAAAATTTTTACCAAAATACCAAAATAAAAAAATAAGAATTGGTTATTCTCCGTCAACAGTCAGACCACTATCAATTTGGGCAGATAAAGGATATACTGAAACATATCCCATTTTACAAAAAATAAAATCTAAATACGGAAACTCCGTTGAAATTGATATAATTGTAAATGTTTCATTAGACGAATGTTTAAAAAGAAAATCTCTATGTAATATTTTTATTGATGAAGTAAAAACAATATCATATCATAGATCTGGGTTAGAATCGTTATCAATGGGTATTCCAACAATATGTTCAATTGGCCCATCCGTTGAAAAACTTTTATTAAATTCTTCTGGTGCGCCAAATAGCCCGTTTATTAATGTAAATCATAATCAGTTAGAAAAAAAACTAATTGAATTAATAAATTTGGGGGTGGGTAATTTGTTGGAAATTGGTTACAATAATAGACTTTGGATGGAAAAATATTGGTCACCAGATACTATCGCAAACGAATATATTGAAATATATAAAAAAATATAAAATGAAAAAATATTCAATTATAATACCAACGATGTGGATGTCTAGTCATTTATTTAAAATGTTAGACTTTTATGAGGAAAATGAATTAATACAAGAGGTTATAATTATAGATAATGCGCCAGAAAAGGGGCAACCAATACCAAAACAATTAAGTAAGTTAAAACTACATACTAAGGGTAAAAACATATATGTTAACCCAGCCTGGAATTTTGGTGTTTCATTAGCAATTAGTGATTATATTATAATTGCTAATGATGATATATTATTTAATAAAAAAGATTTTGATGAGTTACTAAATAAGTCTTTTGAGTTTTTAAACGAAAACACCATAATTGGCCCATCAATGTATTGTTTTAAACAAAATCCCGAGAATTATAGTTTGCGATATAATGGTTTAAAAATCGAAAAGCTTAATGTAGGATTTACTTATGGTTTTGGTACATTTATGATAATGAAAAAAAACTCTTATACAATAATACCAGATGATATTTTAATATTTCATGGAGACGTCATTCAACACAGAACAAATGATGTGTTTTTATTTAGTGGTATTGAGATAGATACACCGATGAGCGTAACACTTAAAAGTGATCCACAAATACATAATTTAGCTAAATTAGACCACGCCAAATCATTAAAGTATGATGTCAAAAAATTAATTAAATTTAAATAAATGGCTAACGGAATTTACAAAATAACAGAAGAATTTGAAAAAGCGTTAAGTGATTACACAGGCGCACCATATGTTGTTACATTAGATAACCAATCAAACGGTTTATTTTTATCATTATACTACGAAAATAATATTAAAAAAAGTATAACAACCCCAAAAATTACAATACCATCAAGAACATACCCATCGGTACCGTGTGAAATAATACACGCGGGCTTAAAAGTTGATTTTTATCCTATTGAGGGGACAAAATTAAAAGGCGCTTATGAATTAAAGGGTAGTAATGTCTGGGATTCCGCTTTAAGGTTTACCGCAAATATGTATTTACCATCAACACATATGTGCATATCTTTTACGGGCCCATATAAACATTTTAAATTAAGTAAAGGAGGTGCTATTTTAACTGATAGCCATGAAGCTTATTTATGGTTTAAGAGGGCTAGATATAGTGGTAGGAGGGAATGCTCTTATCATGACGATCATTTTGATATGTTGGGTTGGAATTTTTATATGATGCCAGAATTAGCGGCACGTGGGTTGTTGTTAATGAATCAATTTTACAACATCGATGGCACAAAAAAAGAAAACGCGGATTTAGAATTACCATATCCAGATTTATCAAAGTTTGATATTTATAAACAATGAAACACATAATTGTCTTTTTGGCTTATGAAAATTTTGATATTATTAAAAAATCATTTAATTCGTTAAAAAATTGCGATTCGGATTTTTTTATTATTGAAAATAACTCTAAAAATTCAAATATCATAAAAGAATTTTTTATAAATGAAAATTTAGTCGGGTATATTCAATTTATAGAAAATGCTGCGGCAAATGCTGTAAATATTTTTATTAAAAAATATTATAACTTATTATCCCAATATGATTATGTGACAATAACTGATGGTGATTTATTTCTATATGACGCAACAGAAACATTTGGTGAAATAATTTCATCGTTTAATCATAATAATTGTTATGTTTGTGGCGTTGCCTTATATAAAGGTAATTATTATGAAAATACAACCAATAGAATTATTGGTACCGAATATTATATTGAACATATGTTAAGTAAGTCGGAACATAAATTAGAGGCAATAAAAGGTAGAACAGGTAATCATTTATTGACCTTTAATAAAGAAAGTCTACACGTTATTAAAGACATCCATTATATTGATTCAAATATTTTTAAAAAAATAAAAGAGCTGGGTGGATCTTGTTATAGAACAACAAAAAATTTGGCCTATCATTTAACTTGGGATGTATATTTTGATGGTAATCCATATTATGAGAATAAAAAAAATAATTTAAAAGAAATCTGGTCACAATCTGATTTTGATTTTAAATATAATGTTATTATATGAAAAGAGCATTAATTGGTGCTGGTGGTTTTGCACGTGAAATTAAATCGCATATTGGTGATGAATCAATGATATGTTTTGTTGATGATAGTTACTATGTTGGTGATACCTATACGTTACCATTAAGTCACTTTAATCCAAATGAATATGAGGTATTGATTGCTATCGGAGACCCACGTGCAAGATATGAGATAAGTAATCGCTTACCTAAAGATACTAAATATTTTACGCATATTGATAAACGAGCAAATATATTAGATGAAAATATTGAAATTGGCGAGGGTAGTATTATTTGTGCTGGCTGCATATTAACAACAAATATTAAAATAGGTAAACATGCCCATTTAAATTTACAAACAACAATCGGGCATGATACAACCATAGGTAACTTTTTTACAACAGCCCCTGGAGCAAAAATATCTGGTAATTGTGTAATACACGATTTAGTTTACATTGGGACAAACGCTTCTGTTAGAGAAAAAATAACGATCCATAGCTTAACAACAATAGGTTTAAATGCTGGTGTGGTAAAAGATATAACTGAACCAGGTGTTTACGGCGGAACGCCATGTAAAAAAATTAAATAATATGCAAAATACAGTAGAATCTTTAAATTTAATTAAAAAAATATCAGATGAGATTAATAATATGACATTTCATCACCATTATTATGTTTTATATGATATAGCTAAAGAATTTGGAACCTCACCAATTAACTATGTTGAAATCGGTTGTTATGCTGGGGGCTCCGCTTGTCTTATGCTACAAAGGCCAAATACTAACGTAATTAGTATTGATTTAGGTGTACCAATTAAACCAGAAGTAGTTAAAAATAATGTAAAAAAATTAAATATTTTAAATAACAATTACAATTATATACAAGGTAACTCACAAAAAAATGAAACGGTTAGTGAGTTAAAAAAATTGGTTGAATTGATAGATATTTTATTTATTGACGGTGACCATAGTTATAATGGTGTTATTAACGATTTTAATTTGTATTCTAAAATGGTAAAACCAGGTGGTTATATTATTTTTGATGATTATAACGACAAACAACATAGCCCTCAAGTTAAAGTAGCTGTTGACGACTTATTAAAAAATAACTATGAGTATGAAATATTTGGTACATTACCAAATATTTTTGGCGCTAGGCCTAGTGAATTAAAAGAGGGTAATTGTTTTATAATTAAAAAAAAATAATATGTTAGCAATTGTCATATCCACGTATCAAAGAAATGATGGTACAACACCCATTCATTTAACCAAAGCATTAACTTCGATTAAAAATCAAACATACCAAAATTATATGGTATTTTTAATTGGCGATCGCTATGATAATAATGATGAGTTTATAAGATTAGCGACATCAATAATTGATTCTGATAAAATGGTGTTTGTTAATTTACCAAATGCTGTTGAAAGAGAAAAATATCCGTTTGGTGATGTACGTCTGTGGTCATCTGGCGGCGTAAATGCAGTTAATTTCGGTATTAAACTTGCTTTGGAACAAAATTATAATTATATTTGTAGACTAGATCACGATGACTGGTGGGCGCCAGAACATTTGGATTTAATAAAAGATAAATTAAACGAAGATCATATAATAATAGCAACGAAAGGTATGCATTTCACTGATAAAATATTACCTGTAAAAGATAGTAACCCATTCTACCCTAAAAGTTCAGATTTATTACATTCGTCTGTTTGTATAAATTTTAAAAAAACTCCGTTAAGGTATCGCGATGTTTTTGCCGAAGAAGGTAGACCTTATGCGGCTGATGCTGATTTATGGGATAGATTGTCTTATTATATGGTAAAAAACAATAAAACAGGTTATTTAATAAACAAGGTAACGTGTTATCATAGTAATGAAAGAAGATGACTAAATGAAAAAGGTAAAAATAATAGCGGAAATAGGGATTAATCACAATGGCGATATTGAAATTGCCAAACAATTAATTATGGTGGCGAAAGCGGCTGGATGTGATTACGTAAAATTTCAGAAGAGAAACCCAGATGTGTGTGTTCCAGAAGACCAAAAAAATAAAATTCGCCAAACGCCATGGGGTGAAATGACATATCTGGAATACAAATGGAGAACTGAATTTAATTATGAACAATACTCTGAAATTGATGAGTTTTGCAAACAAATCGGTATAAAATGGTTTGTGTCTGTTTGGGACAAAGATAGCGTAGAGTTTATGGATATCTTTAGAAGATTAGGTAAAGCCTACGATGGTACAATGAAAATACCATCAGCGTTGATTACGGACTTAGAACTTTGTAAATACGCAAGAGCCAATTGTGATAAATTAATTATTTCAACTGGAATGAGTACTGAAAAAGAGGTTAGAGCCTGTATTAGTACCTGCAATCCAGATGTTGTTATGCACACAAACTCAACTTACCCATGTCCTGTTGAAGAATTAAATTTGAATTACATAAATTGGCTTAAAAGTTGGTACCCAGGCTTAGATATAGGATATAGTGGTCACGAGTATGGTTTAGTTACAACATTTGCAACAATACCTATGGGTGTCACTTGGATTGAAAGACATATCACCTTGGATAGAAATATGTGGGGTTCCGATCACTCAGCTTCAATAGAACCATCTGGTTTATTCAAGCTAGTTAAAGGTATACGTGACATTGAGTCATCTTTAAGTATCCCAATGAAACCTAGAGAAGTTTTTGGCGGGGAATTAGCTAAACAAAAAAGCTTGAGGAAATAATGAACATTTACGTAGACGTAGATAACACAATAACCGAAACTTCTGGTATGGATTATCAGAATGCTAAACCTATATACGCGAAAATCTCAATCATAAATAAATTATACGATTTAGGCCATACAATTACTTATTGGACAGCTAGGGGTTCCATTTCAGGTATTGACTATTATTCACTCACGAAATTACAACTAGATTCGTGGGGTGTAAAATATCACAATTTCATGGTTGGAAAACCAGCTTTTGATCTTTTAATTGATGATAAAACAATAAACAACATTAATGAAAACCTTTTTACATGGGCAACCAAAGAAGAAGAAAAAAACTAACACCAGAAGAAGAGCTAGAGGCTTTTGAGGCTATTAATCGAGGCCATTCTGGTAATATATTTGATAAAATTAAAATTGATATTAAATCAAAAACACCAAATCAAAAAAAATTAGTAAACGAAATAAAAGCCAAGGAGATTGTAATATGCTCTGGCTTACCAGGTACTGGTAAAACATTTTTGTCTTGTGCCGTTGCTTTAGAATTATTAAAGCACGACCCAAGGTATAAAAAAATTGTTATTGTTAAATCCGTTACTACTTTAAAAGATGAAGAGATTGGGTTTTTGAAAGGAACCATGAAAGAAAAAATGGAACCGTTTATGTACTCTTTTATGCATAATTTTGAAAAAGTAATCGGTAAGTATAACGTGGAAGCTTTAAGGGCCGCTGGAATGATAGAAGAGCTCCCAATAGCATACATGAGGGGTATTAATATAGATAATTCAATTACAATCATCGATGAAGCACAAAATATATCAATAGATAACATAAGAACCATAATGACACGTCTCGGTGAAAATTCAAAAATGATTTTTCTTGGGGATGAGAACCAAATTGATATGAAGAAAAAGTCTGAAAGTTCATTGAACTTCATCATCAATAAGTTTAAAGATTTTGAAGAGGTTGGTACTGTTGTTCTGGGTGAAGACGATGTCGTTAGAAACCCACTAATCAAGAAAATTGAACAGATTTTCAGAGAAAAGTAATAATAACTGTTTACTTTTTACACTTTAATCATAAGTTTGCAGAAATAACGCAAAAATAAACGTTTTGCAAAAATAATGCAAACTTATGATTATTGGTATTACTATTAACAACATTGTTAGAGACCACATAAGCCAACTTAAAAAGGCTTATACCCTATTAACAGAAGAGGAGGCTATTGAGCCAATTAACCCCTTTGATTTGGAATCTTCTTTTCCAAATAAAACATCAACAGAATTGATACAGGAGTTTACTGTAACCGAAACTAGTGATGAAATGCCATTAAATGAAGTTAACGAAGAATTTAATGTGTATGAGTTTATGTACCACGAAGCCTCATTTGAGATCTTTGGTAGATCTGAGGAATCTATTGATGGTATTGTTCGCAAATTAAAAGAATACGAAAAAAAATTAAAGGTGAATATTGTTTTAATTAACAAGGAGTCGCCGAGATCAAAGTGTGCTACATTATTCTTTTTATCAAAAAACGGATTTGATTTTGATCGAATTTTATTCCCAAAAGATTATAAGAATTTTTGGGATGAAATTGATGTGTTAATAACCGACAACCCAAAGGCACTCAAGAAAAAACCTAAAAATAAGTATTCAATAAAGGTTAAAAATGATTTTAACATTGACATAAAATCTGATTTTACTATTATTGACTTAAATGATTATAAAACTTTAAAAAGTATAATAAAAATGATAAAAGAAAAAGTTTAAAATGGAAAAAATAAACGAGACATTAAAAAACATCGAAAGTGCGATCGAAAAAGTAAAAAACAAAGAAAGTAAAATCGTATTTTTATCACCAGACACAAAAGGTACCGCTAGAGCGAGTGTGTCGTACATTTACCGACAAGCCTTAATATTAAAAAATGCGGGCTACACAATTAACATTTTACATGAAAAAAATGACTACATCAAAGTTGGTAGTTGGTTGGGTGAGGATTACGACAATTTAGAGCACAAGTCAATCGAAAACAATGATTTGACTGTCGGGCCTCAGGATATTATTATTGTTCCTGAAATATATGGAAATGTTTTTGAACAAATATTACAACTACCTGTACAAAAAGTTATTCTTGCCCAATCTTATGATTATTTGTTAGATAGTTTTTCACCTGGTAAATCCTGGTTAGATTTTGATGTTATGACTTGTTTGACAACATCAAAAACTTTATCCGATACTATAAGCGAATTAGTACCTTCAAGTAATATTGAATTTGTTAACCCAGGAATCGCTGAATGTTTTTCACCAAGCGAAAAACCGCAAATGCCTGTCATTGCAATTCATTGTAGAGATCAAAGAAAAGCGGCAAAAATAATTAAAAGTTTTTATCTAAAATACCCATTATATCGTTTTATTTCTTTTAAAGATATGCACGGAATGACTGAAAGTGATTTTGCAAAAAATTTAAAAGAATGTGCGTTATCTGTTTGGGTTGACGATGATAGTACATTTGGTACATTTCCTGTTGAATCTATGAAATGCAATGTTCCTGTTATCGGTAAAGTGCCTAACATTATTCCAGAGTGGATGAATGATGACAACGGTATTTGGGTTTACGATGAAAATCAAATTGCTGATTTAGCATTTAATTATATAAAAAATTGGATGGAAGATAGCTTACCAGAAAACCTATTAAAAGTAAGTGAAACTGTTGATGGTAAGTACACCATGGAATTATTTGAAAAAGCAACAATTGAGGTCTATGACACAATGTTTAAAAAGTGTCTGGATAGACTTAATAGAATAAAAGAAACCTTTGAAAAAACACTAGAAACTAATGAAAACTAATATAGACTTAACAGTTGTTATCCCCGTACACTCAATTGCGGATGAAAAATTTAATGAATTATTGAGCGGTGCGTTAAATAGTATTGAAAATAATAATATACACCCATCAAACGTAATGATTGTTAGATGCGGTTGTTCTGAAGTTAAAGAAGTTTTGAAAAAATTTGATTTTTCAAAATATTCTTTTCATGTAACATTACTTGAAAATAAAACAGGAAAATCATTTCAAAACCAAATAAACGAAGCTGCAAAAAATATAGAAACAAAATATTTTAGCTTTTTAGAATTTGATGACGAGTATTCAGTTAATTGGTTTAAAAATGTTAAACAATATACGGAAGCTTACCCTGAAATTGACATGTTTTTACCCATTATAACCGATGTTACAAATGAAAATAATTTTGTTGGATTTACTAATGAAGCAGCTTGGGCTTATAATTTTTCTGATACATTAGGCCAGATTGACCATGAGGTTTTAAATGAATTCCCAAACATCAATCCAGATGGTATGGTTGTTAAAACCGAAGTCTTTAAAAATATCGGCGGTTACAAATCTTCGATTAAACTCACATTTAATTATGAATTTTTACTAAGATTTACTAAAGGTGGTAGAAATATTATGGTTATACCTAAAATTGGTTATAAACATGTCAATATGCGACCAGGTTCTTTATTCTGGGAATATAAAAATAGTGAAATCCCAGAAATGAGAATTACACCAGAAGAAGCTAAGTTTTGGATGGAAGCTGCTAAAAAAGAATTTTTTTATACTGAAGATAGACCAATAACATACGAAGAAAATGAAACAGCTTAAACATGTCAAGAAAGAAAAAAGACCGCAATTATTATGGCGCGGATCAAGAGTCGGCGGTTGTTGCTTTCTTAAACGCTAAGACGGTATCGGAGAAAGAAAAAATTTATCGCGAGTTCTTACAAGAACCGATTAATAAAATGATCGAAAGTATTATTAGAACTTACAAACTATATCGACAATCATACGAATTTAACGATTTACACGCAGACACTTTGTCTTTTTTAATGACAAAGTTTGACAAATTTAACCCCGAAAAAGGTAATAAATCATTTTCTTATTTTGGTACTGTTTGTAAAAACTACCTTTACAATGAAATGATGAAGGAATATAAAAAAAGTACTTCATTTACAAATATCGATGATAGTGAACAAGATTTTTTAAGGAGGGACGATTTACTATATAGAATTGATGAGCAAGAAATTGATTTATCTGATTTTATTGATAAATTATGTAACTCAATAAAGGAAGAGCTTAAAAACGACAACTTAAATGAAAATGAATTTAAGGTTGGTCATTCCCTAGTTAAAATATTAGAAGATTGGAAAGAATTATTCGCGCAAAATGATACGGGCAAAAATTCTACCAAATTCAACAAAAACTTAATTTTACTCTATATCAGAAACATGACTGGTTTAAATACAAAAGAAATCAGAAACAGTATGAAAAGATATAAAAGTTTATACGGCTTATTTAAAGATAGATATTTAGATGAGTGATATTTATAGTTAAAACAAATACTATGATTAACAATCAAAGAAAGAAAAAAATTGATGTTTCTGAAGAAAGCATGAAAGAACTCATGCAAGAAACATATAATGAAATCGTTGATGAAAGAAATAAAGCCTTAACTGCTTATAAAAAATTCAGTAAAGACATTAATGAAAATTCAGATATAGCTTTAGTTGGTAAGATTACAAATGATCTTTTAAAAATAATTGATGGAACCATCGAAAAAAAACTA